GAGAACAGGATTCGAACCTGCGAGACGCTTTTGGCGCCTACACGCTTTCCAGGCGATTTGCCATTTTCGTAACTCCTTGATTCCTATTTGTTTATAGTTTTTTATTTTACAAAGTCCACTATTTTTACCACCATTTCACTTCTTGTCGTTGATAAGAATACGCATAAGGTCTATCTGCTTGTCTTTTTCTTTTATCAGCTTGTCTTTCTCCTCAAGCAATTTGTCCTTCTCGTCAAGCAGACGCTTCAACAGTTCCACTTTCTGCCTCAATGCCACTATTTCGCCCTCTGTGTCGTTTATCGTCTGCGTGCCTTGATAGTTATCGCCGCTGATGATATTCTGCGACACAGGGCTTGTATTCGCGTCGAGCATCTGGCTGAAGGCAGCAAACTGCGCCTTGCCGATGGCTTTCTCCTCGGCTATCATTTTGCCTACACCATCACGCAGCCAAAGGAAGGCAACATTGAAAGCCGAACCTATCTTTTGTAGCATTTTGCTTGACCACGGCTTTTTATTGTTCATACATCGGCTCAATGTTGATACGTCAACATTGCACGCTTCGGCAATAGCAGCTTGGGTGTAACCATAGTGCGACATAAATAGCCTCATTCTTTCCGATACAGCGTAGTCAATAGAATTAATCTTTCCATCCATAGTTGTATATGTTAACGAGTGTTTATAAATCAATGTAAAGTCAACTACAAATGCAAAATAATGTCAATAAATCAACTTTAAACTTGATTTAGTATTGACATTTCATTGACTTTTTGTACCTTTGCAATCGTTGACAGAGCGCAAGCGAAACAAACCCAACAGCTCGCTAAACGCTCATTATATGTTTAATATGCAAATATAACGAAATAAATCCAAATGGCAAAGCGAAAACCCATAAAACTTCGACGAGGATGCCAAGTCAAGCTGGCAGAAGACTGCGGAGTCGGAGTAGCGACAGTCCGACGCGCCCTCCTTTGGGATGCCGACACGGACATTCAGAACCTCATACGCAAACGAGCACACGAACTCGGGTACGTCAAGCGATGGTAATCGGCGGTACTGCCGCCACAACATAAACCAAACAAAACAAGAAAGATTATGAAACAGGCGACAGTCACAGCCATCGAAAAGATATGGCTATCCAACAAGGAGGCGCAGGCATACCTCGGCGTAGGGGTGGAGTTCTTCAAGGGTCTCAGAGCCAACGGACAGCTCCCCTACTCCAAAGTCGGAAAGACAGTGTTCTATCGCAAACGCGACATCGACCGGCTCATCGCAGCAAACCGAGTGTATTAGAAACACAGATCATACTCATATAATTTTTTTTCATTTTGAGATTGTTAGGTTAGTAGTAGTTTTTAGAAACTTGAGAAGTTGATATTTATCGTTCTTCAAATCTTTGTTTAGCGAAACAAGGTGAAAAATTTTAAGACATGATTAATTTAAATTAAATCTGGCCCTTCGTGAGAATCGCCAGTTTACGGCAGAGCAGGCGGCGGATTAGGCTGAATACATTCACTTCCCATCTCGTTTCCTTGACAGCCATTCCGCGAGGTTCGATTCCTCATCTGCCGACCATTTTCTTGTTGTTCTTTGACTTATTGGTTACAGACAGTGAGCGTGTAAAAGTAGTAATGGCAGCGTTTTGGACGCCGCGACCCATGAAGGAACGCACGCCACGAAAGACCCACTAACGCATCTTCCAAGTACCGTCAAACGAACCACGCCACACTCCATGCTGGCGCAGGCGGAGAGAAACGAAATGCAGCGGGCTGCCAGACGTCCCGTTACGCTGGCAAGATTGCTGAGATCTATAAAACAGCACACAAAATCCATACATAATCGGTATAAAACAGCAATTCTTTGTCGTTTTTTTAAATAATATGTTGGATAGGGAGAGTCGTACAACTGACAGTACAATAACCAAAGAATGCGGGTTCGAGTCCCGCCTCTCCTTCTCGTCATAATGTTATAAATATAAAATTGATATTAATTGTTAGAAGAATTTTTCCATAAAAATTTTTAATTCAACTTGCTGCCCAAGCGAGGGCGCACCACACGCATTTTTGTTTTCAAAAGAGCTTTCTTAGTCGGGTCCGGCGCGAGTCGCACCCGATTTTTATTTACGAACCCACTAAAACGATATACACAATGGTAAAAGTCATTGATTCCATACACGTCGTCAAAGCCAACACGGACAGGCTTCTCGCCCTGCCCTGTGTCGTAGCTGTGGCTGACCACGGCGACGGACTCGTCGTGGCCCTCTCCAAGGACCTCACCAACGGCTCCCTTCGGGCCAATGCAGGAGATTACATCGTACAGTTCTCCAACGGAATGTGGCAGCGCTTCGGAATCGAAGCTTACGCCCGACTCGTCAAGAACCCCAACTACATACGTGCTCTATGACAAGACATCGCATCACACAGCAGCAGATTGACGAAGTGCTCAGTCTGAGAGGGACACTCTTACACCGGCAAATCGCCGAAAAAGTCCACATCTCTTCGGGTTCGGTATCGCGCATTCTCAGCGGTATAGTCACGGTGGAAGCGCCTCTGTGCCGAAGCAGCCGTCTGAAGCCTGTCATCATCCAGAACTATCCCGACATGCTCCCGCGTGAACTCGAGGAGAAGTTCGGCGTTCCACAGTCCACCATACGGCAATGGGCCAGACAACTGAAACTCAAGCACACCCCCGAGACAATAGAAAGGAGAAAGGAGAGATACAAGAACATGAAGACGGAACACCTCAATACACCCGAAATCATCAGCAAACGCTCCGCCAAGCGCAGAAAGACGATGCGTATGGAGAGGTTCCGTATAATGTCGGGGATGCGTCAGCAGACCAAGCTCTGGATATCAATATTGCCGAAAAAGACAAGCAACAGCATACGGCGCCTCGTCACTCTGCACAACTATTTCCGAAGCGAAACCGACAGCCTTACACTCCATTACGACGAACAGACACGCCGCACACCCAACGAAGAGTATTTCTCCAGACGGTACGGCATCAAGTTTATCTCGGCTATTTAAGTAACTTTCATCTATACATTTTTTTATTAATCATTAAAAATGAGACCCAAGGAATCTCATCCGGGTGCAAGTCCCGGACGTTGTTATTATTAGTTTTTATTGCAAAATGGAAGTGATTCCTGGAGGGACGGCGGCGTGGATGCCGCTTTAGCGAAGGTTCGACTCCTTCCCGTCCCGCTTAATTATTTATTTCATCATGCACAAATTCAGACGCACGCTATACTCCGAATGCGACGACTGCCTCTGGCGCGACTTTCCCGATTGTCCCCGCACGGAGACCCAACGGAAGATCATACCCGTCAAATGCCCGTTCTGGGAGTGGCGCTATCAGTAGCAAAACAGTCATAATTTCAGTACAAAAACATTTCATCTATGCAAACAAAAACATCACCCAAGTGGTTCGAAGCCACAGCCCTCACCTTCCCTCAGAATGAGGATGGTCTTATTGTCAGGAAGTCCCACACATACGTCTTCGATGCAAAGTCCTTTGCCGAAGCCGAGGAACGCATCGCCGACCAAGTCTGCCTCTTCCCCTCAGAACAAGAACCCGAGGTCACAAAGATTGCCATCGCCCCGTACCGAGATGTCTTCCTCGTCGATGAAGACTGCGACAAGGGCGAAATCTTCTGCAAGGCGAAGGTCGTCTTCATCACCTACGACGAGAAGACCGCGAGAGAAAGACGTCAGACGATATATTATCTCGTCCAGTGCAACGACATCAACACGGCACGCCAGAACATCGACAAGGTGCTCTCTTCCTCGATGATCAACTATCGCATCGTGTCCATTTCCGAAACACAAGTCATCGACGTCGTACTCGGCGTAGAAGACCATAACGAATAACACCCCTCAGAATGAGAAAGAAAATCTCAGTCGAAATGCTGCAAATCAGATTCCATGACATCATGGAATTGCCGTACGAAGTGGCAAGAGAAAAGCAGCGTCGAGCCGTAGCAGCCGACTACGCGGAAGGTTTCTGCGAAAGGCACGAAAACGCCAACGGCTTCAAATTCTGTAAATACAAAACATTTTAATATATGGAAAACAGCTTACAGTCACTTGACGCTTACGAAGTGACACAGGTCCAGCATGACCAGAACATCATACAGCTCGACACCATCGAGCGTGCAAACGTAGATTCCCAGATTGCCACAGCCAAGCAATATCCGCGCGACCTTCGCCGAGCCATCAACAACTCCATCGCTATGGCAACTCTTGACGTGCCTACCGCCCAGTCTTGCGGTTACGCCCTTCCTCGTGGTGGCAAACCCATCACCGGCCCTTCAGTACATCTTGCCAAGCTCATCGTCTCAAATTACGGAAACATACGAGCAGAGGCGAAAGTGGTGCAGATTACCGACAAGCAGGTTATCAGCCGTGGTACATGTTGGGACCTTGAAAACAACGTGGCTACAGCTTTCGAGGTACGCCGCTCTATCGTCGGACGTACAGGACAGCGCTTCTCTGACGACATGATTACTGTTACAGGCAATGCTGCCAACTCCATAGCCTACCGCAACGCCGTTTTCTCAGTCATCCCACGAGCCATAACAGACAAGGTCTACCAGGCGGCGCAGCACTGCATCACAGGCGACCTCTCCGACGAGGATAAGCTGATTGCTACACGCAAAAAGTGCATCGACTATTTCAAGGACGAGTACGACATCACGGAAGAGGAGGTTATAATGATTTGCGGGAAGCAGACAGTCAACCAAATCAAGGCGGAACAGATTGTTCTCCTGCGCGGCATAATACAGTCACTCCGAGACGGCGACACAACCGTCGATGAGCTTATGAAACCTTACCGCAAAGAGAAAACCAAGAGCGCTATCGCTGCCGCAGCAGCTGAAGCTGCCAAGGATGCCGCTGCCAAGAAGGAGGACAAGAAGGAGGGCAAGAAATGATAACAAACCAAATAATGAAACGTCCGCTTGCTGACTTTACCGTCGAGCCGCGGACGAAAGATGCGTTTTTCAACGCTTCCGACCTTCTTAAACAATGGAATAGCGACAAAAATTTAAATACCCAGAAAAATGGGGATTTTAAAAGGAAGGATATTGACGACTATTTTAACAATAAAGCAACCAAGCAATTCATCAAGGCTCTATGCGAAGAGGAAGGGTTTACAAAAGCGCATCCTGCATGGATTTCAACAAGAGGTAAAAATGGTGGGACATGGATGTCACCATTGCTGTTCATAGACTTTGCCATGTGGCTTAATCCCGTATTTAAGGTGAAAGTGTTGAGATTTGTTTACGACCAAATGCTTACTTACAGGAATGAGGCAGGTGACGCTTACAAAGCACTTTCCTCTGCTATGAATAAAATTTGCACACCTCACCAGATGAAGAAATACATGCCGATTCTTGGTAAAGGAATAAATTTTATTGTAACTGGAAGGCACGAACATAAACTTCGCAACGAGTATGGTACAGAAGAGAAACAAAAGGAGTACTTTGAACTCGAAAAGCAAGTTGCAATGCTTATTGATGAGGGTTTCCTGAAAACTCCCGATGATGTCGCTAATTACCTCCGCCGTAAGTTTCAAAAGAAATACTTTTAGTTTATGATTACAGACAACATCGAACAACGCTCTATAGAATGGTTTAGAGTGCGAATGGGAAATTTTCAGGTAGCCGCATTTCGGACTTGATGAAATGCGGCAGAAAGAAGGATGAGCCTTGGTCCGAAACAGCCAAGACGTACATCTATCAGATAGCTGCCGAAAGGCTGTTCAATCCCCAGTTCCTTTCTGACGACGACATCTTCCAGTCTTATCTTGACCAGGTCGCCGTCTCTACGCGGGCTATGGAATGGGGTGTTCAGCAAGAGGAGTCTGCCCGCCAGCTCTACTCCTCTCTTAACGACGATGTGGAGGTCTTCGAGGTCTCCTCATGCGCACACGATATCATCCCGCACTTTGCTGCCTCTCCCGACGGAATAGTCCGCGGAGAGGAGCAGAAGTGCCTCGAAATCAAGTGCCCCTCTCTCGCCGTCCACACACGATATGCCGCAGAGATACACGATGCAGCCTCGTTGAAGGCTGTCAAGCCCGAGTATTACTGGCAAGTGATGGCAGAGATGTCCTGCACAGGCTGCACGTCAGCCGATTTCGTATCTTACTGCGCATGGCTCTCCTCCCCCATCCATATCGTCCGCATAGAACGTAACGATGACGACATCCGCCTCCTCGAAGAGCGCGTCCGTCTCGCCAACGATTACATAGCCAAAACTTTCAATGTCTAACCCCAAGTCTTAATAATGGAAATCTTCGGAAAAATCATCTGCGCACTGCCCATCCGGTCTGGCGTCTCCGCAAAGAGCGGCAAGCCGTGGCAGAGCGCCTCTTACGTCCTCGAAACGCAGGACCAGTACCCCAAGCGGATGGCCTTTGATGTCTTCGGACAGGACAACATCGCAAAATTCAATATACAGGTCGGAGAGTCGCTTACCGTCTCCTTCGACATCGACGCACACGAATACCAGGGACGCTGGTTCAATGCCGTCCGTGCTTGGAGCGTGTTCCACGGCGCACCGCAGCCCGTCGTCACACAGCAGCCTTCAGTCTTTTCTCCCGTAGGCGCACCAGGATCGGCTCTCGGCATCCCTACACCCCCGCCACCCTCAGCAGCACCCGCTGCACCGGCAGGAGGCTCCGACGGACTGCCCTTTTGATTTGATCAATAACAGCTTCCTCAGAAGCTTTGATGTTTGTATAGTTCACGCTTCCAAGGGGTCTTAGCCGCCCCTTGGTTTTCTCTCACCCCGAAATCTCTTTCTTACACGTTCCGTATAACTTTCAAAATCCTTTCCCCTATGTCAGCCAATAGATTTTCTCTCAACATCGCCCATTACGAGGCGGTCAGCCAGCTCTCCGACCTTCAGCTCGGCATCCTTATGCGTGCCGTCTTTCTTTATGCCAAGGACGCCACTCTCATTAGCGACGACGCCCCTCAGGTGGTACGCGTAGCCTTCGCCTTCATCAAGGAGGACATCGACGCGCAGCGTGCCGCCCGTGAGGCGCGATGTCGAAAGAATCGCGAGAATGCGCAGAAGCGTTGGGCGAAGAAAGGAAAGACCTCCAAGGAAAAAGGAAAGACCGCGAAGAAAGAACAACGCCCCACCTTTAATGCCGAAGGTCTCATCACTTATTGGAATCGTCGCATCCGCGAGACAGGCTCCCGCATGCCGCAGATCCATCGTCTCAATCGCACGCGTATAGCTCTCATCGAGGCTCGTCTTCTCGAGTACGACGGCGACACCCGCAAAATCCGCGACGCCTTCGAGCAGGCGTTCGCCTCTCCTTACCTCAACGGAGCAGGAAAACGTCACTGGGTAGCCGATTTCGATTGGATTCTCCGCCCCGAGAATTTCTCACGTGTCCTCGACGGCAGTTTCAAGGCTTATGCAGCTGCCGTTCAGAAGGAAGAGTCCCCCGCACCAGCTCCCGAACTCACTGACGAGCAGATTCAGCAGCAGGCCGAAGCTCGCAAGAAGCAAGCCGCAGAAAACGAAGCGGCACGCAAGGAAGCACAGCGCAACCGCATCCTCGAAGCTATAGAGGCTTTCGAACAAAACCCAAAGTCCCTACAGGGTCAGATTGCGTTGCAGGCTTATCAAAGCGGACTCACACATCGCCTCGGTATAAGCTGGACTCCGAGCGTCACGTCTCTTAATCGTAAGGCAGTATGAACCTCAGTCAGCGCATCGAACTTTGGCTCAGCCAACACCCCGACGCCACACCACGAGAAGCGATATGGGCAGGCGCCCGCATCGAAATCGAACTGTGGTGCAGCGGCAACAAACACACACGTCAACCCTAAATATCACCTACACACATGATAGCAATCACCGAAGCCATCTCCTACATCATCGTAGCAGCCGTGGCGTTTATCATAGGAAGAGATTCCGTCAACAATTCTAAAAACGAACAACAATGAACAATTCTGACATCAACATCGTAGACATCCTGCGTGACTGCCCGCAAGGAACGCTTCTTTATTCGAGAATAGCCGGCAAGGTTGAGCTTCTGTCAATAGAAGGCCCTGATATTAACCATCCGATCCTCTTAAGACCGATTTGTCAAAACACAAATCGGGGAGACCGCAAGTTCTTCTCTTTGGCCCCCACGGGCCGTTTCGACGTTATCTTTCCCAACGGAGAGTGCGTCATCTTCCCGTCCCTCGAAATGCAGGACTGGACCCGTTTCTTCCGACGCGGCGACGTGGTCGTCTGCGTCGGATTAGGCGTCACGGCAGTCTTCGAAGGATGGGATTCTGAGGATTACACTAAATTCCGTACAACAGTCGAGTACGACAATAAGGAGGACATCTGGGGCGTCAAGCTCTACGGACTGTTCCACACTCTCGACTTCCGCAAAGCCACCGACAATGAGCGTGCGCAGTTCTTCGCCGCCGCTGAAGCTCACTATGGAGGCCATTTCAACTCCGAAACCCTCAAATTCAACATTCCTAAACCCAAACATCCCTTCAAGCCATTCGACCGTGTGCTCGTTCGTGACAAAGACGACCAAGTTTGGATTCCAAACATTTTCGTTCATTTCAGAGATGGATATAGCCACAAATACCGATGTATTAACAACTACTGTTACGCACAGTGCATCCACTACGAAGGCAACGAACACCTCTATAACACAATCAACGCCCCCGGCAAACAACAAATACAAAATAATAAGTAATAAGTAATAAATATGATATCCCTCTCCCTCGACCATCACGACTTCCTCTATGCAGTGGAAGGGTTCGCGCGTGGCAGCCACCTTCGTCAGCATGTCTGGCGGGACATCGTATATAAGAGCATCCCTCAAATGTCTGACGACGACCTCGACTACCTCTGGTATTTCATGCGACGCGATCTCTTCGGTTGTTACTTCTACGAACTCAACGGCAAGCGACATACGCACTTCGGACACGAGGATTTCCTGCACGCCCTCGCTGCACTCCACCGCGGCAATCGTTACCACGTACGTTTCATTGCCGAAGCAGACAAAAAGGCACACTCAGCCCTCTGTTACCGCTTCCAGAATCAATACCACCCCCTCTTTCTCACTTCAGGCAAAGACAGATCACTGCAACCCTACAATGCCTACATTCCGACGGTAAAGTTCGCCAAGCGCCTCCCTTTCCCCGACAACCGCTACGTTCCAGCAGAACACGAACATTGTTGGACCCACCTCGACATGTATGACGATATCGTAAACGTATAACAATGAAACAACAAAATATCTAAAAATCCCATCACATGATTCATCAAAAAGACCTACGCCTCGGCGACCTCGTGCAGATCACCGTAGACCTTCTCGAATACAAGCAAGGCGACATCTTCGTAGTAATAGACATCTCCAAAGTTTACATTGGTCTCCGCAGCCCCAGTGAATCTGACTGTAGGCCAGACATGTGCACCATCAGAGACCACATCGAAGGAATCCCCATTACCCCTAAAATCCTCGAAAAGAACGGGTTTGAAATGCGTGAAGGCACCGTCGTCTATATGAAAAACAGATTAGCATTAAAGCCTCTGGAGGACGAAAAAGGCTACCAAGTTGGTTTGGGCAGCTTGCACTTCTTTTATTTTAAGGTAAAGATTGTCAAGTACGTCCACGAGTTCCAACATATCCTCTGGGCGCTCGGCGAGGACGCAAACTTAAAAATTTAAAAATCGAATATGAATAAGATAGAAAAACCTGTAAGGAATGTAATTGCAAACACTTCATTGTTTGGTCATTTGGCTTTGGAGACATGTATTCCTGCGAGTTGCAAGGACAGAGTGAACACATTGAAAGTGTTGCTAAAGATTGTCCATTCAAAAGCTTAAGTAAGTTGAGGATACTAATCGCAAATAAAAACAAACATTAATACACAAACAATATAAAAACAAAAACAATGGAAACAAACATCGGAAAGAAAGTAATCATCCGCTGCGACCGCAGCGGAGTTGAGTTCGGAACACTCGTAGCACACAACGGCAGAGAGGTCACGCTGCATAACGCCCGACGTATCTGGTACTGGGCAGGAGCAGCGTCACTCTCACAGCTCGCCCAAGAGGGAACATCAAGGCCAAACAGCTGTAAGTTCACGGTCTCAGTAGACAGCATCACCATTCTCGACGCCATCGAAATCATCACTTGCTCTGGCAAAGCCGTCAAGTCAATAGAGGAGGTAGAAGCATGGAGACGTTAGAAGACCGAATCAAAGCATTCTTGAGCGTCAGCTCTGGCGATGGCTATGGCTATGGCGATGGCTATGGCTCTGGAGATGGCTGTGGCTATGGCTGTGGCTGTGGCTATGGCTGTGGCTATGGCGATGGAGATGGCTCTGGCTATGGCGATGGCATAAAGGAAATGAATGGTGACAAGGTTTATGTAATAGACGACGTACAAACAATTATAAAATCCGTTCACGACAACATCGCACAAGGTTTTATTCTAAATAATGACCTTACCCTACAGCCCTGTTACATCGTCAAGGAGCAGAATAAGTTCGCCCATGGCGACACACTGCACGATGCCTTTATGTCCCTGCAAGAGAAACTCTACGATGGCAGCACCGAAGAGGAACGAATCGAGGCTTTCCGCGAGAAATTCCCCGACTATGACACCCCTTACCCAAACCGAGACCTCTTCGCTTACCACCATGTCCTTACAGGCTCGTGCCGCATGGGACGAGAGAGCTTCTGCAAAGACAAAGGCATCAGTCTCAACGACTCCACCACAGTCCGCCAGTTCGTCCTCCTTACCAAGGACAGCTACGGCTCTGTTACAATCCGCAAGTTACCTCAAGCATACGGAAAGGACGAGGACAAACTGTCTAAATAGTTCAAAGTGGTTTCGTAAAGAGGTCCGGCAAATATGAATTAAATAAGCCCCTGTCTTTTACTACTCTTAAGGACAGGGTGCTTTAAACTAAAAGGCAATGAAAGATAAGGATTTAAAAGAAGTGGGAAAAATAATAGTATGTCTTGGCATGAGTTTGTTCTTAGGACTTGCCTTAGTATACATATCGGAAAAGTATGGCGGTTTTGTGGCCTTCTCGAACTTTGTCTCTCTACTCATTGTAGTAGGTCATTATAATTATAATCAGTAAATTCAACAAAAACGACGAAACAGAAAATTAAGAACGCGCTAACAAAATCAATGTATAAATCTATATAATATTTTATTATCGTAATTATGGATTCATCACTATCATATATATTCTCAGACTATTACTATTTTCATCTTAAGCCGTCATTTCAAAACTTCAATGTCGGCAAGTGTAAATTCCGCAAGACAAAGAACGAGGCTTATTACAAAAAGCAAGTCGCTAAGCGACACAAGAAAAACAAGAATAAGAAAACACATCGTAAGAAATATTAATCACACAGATTTATGAAGAAGATAATGTTCAACGACCGTTACGGCTTGACCCAAGCCGTTCTCGAAGGTCGCAAGACACAGACAAGGCGAATTCTGTATCCTACAATGCTTTTCAGAAGGATGAAAACATTCGAAGGATGGTCGGAAGAAGATATTGGCTCTTGGAAAGCTTCATGCATGAAACGACTCTACGCAGCGCAAGGAGAAGAACTTCAACAGATGCTGGATTGCGCATTGCAACATTCTCGATACAAGCTCGGCGAAACCATAGCCATCGCCCAGAAATACGAAGACCTGATAAAGGACGATGAATTCTACCGCCTTTGTGGCATTCACGGAATGCCTTTGGAATGCATCAAATACGAGAAAGGATGCACCAACAAGATGTTCGTCCGTGCTGACCTTATGCCCCATCACATCCGCATCACCCGCATCCGCGTCGAACGTCTGCAAGATATCAGCGACGAGGACTGTATGGAAGAAGGAATTTGGACACGAACCGGAAGATGGTATTGTTATGACATCATAAAACGTGGAGAGGAATATTACGACCCTTATCCCGACCCGCGTGAAGCCTATTCTGTCCTCATCGACCGTATCTCAGGCGAGGGCACATGGGAGAGCAACCCTTGGGTTTTCGTTTACGATTTTGAACTTGTAAAATAGAGCGATATGGATAGAACAAAGTACATGATAATAGACTGCAAACGCCGTCCACCTAAACGCAATTGTACCGTCCTTCTTTGTAAGGACAGGGCGACTGAAAAGTTTTGTTTTGTCAATACAAATTCAAAACACGTTTGTTCATGCCGCTTTGATACGATTAAAGATGCGATAAAGGATTTAGAAAGCAGACCAGAGGTTATTTCGTACCGTGTTGTCGGAAGTGAGAAGTATCCACTAAAACCAACAAAATAAATATTATGAACGAACAAATGAAACAGTACACTGGTACAAAAACAGTGAAGGCTATGCCTATGACAATGGGTGAAGCCTACGAGCGCAAGCTCTTGAAGAACGGCGTAAGACCGTCAGAGTGTGAAACAGACAAGGCTGGCTACCTTGTTGAGTATGAAGACGGCTACCAGTCTTGGAGTCCGGCAGATGTATTCGAGAAGGCTTACAAGCCGTCTGAAACGATCGTCAACAGAATGCTTCTTGAACTCGAAGACCTTGAAAAACGCATGTATAAATGCGATAACTTTCTTTCTTCGGATGAGTTCAGTGCTTTAGACGCACTTTCTCGTGCTTTGTTGACTGTGCAAAGAGGGGTGATGGGGCAATATTACTTTGTCTTGGCAGACAGATTTATAAAGGCAAATAAGATGAAAGCTAAGCTGTACAATTTTACATTCGGCACGGCAGTACTTTATCTTAAAGCAGGTATGGCTGTCCGCAGAGCTGGTTGGAATGGCAAAGGTTTATTTGTTGTCAAGCAAGTGCCAGCCCATATTACAGCCGACATTATTCCTAATATGCAGTCACTTCCCCAGTCTGCCAAGGACATCATTATGGCACGCGCTGATCCACACATCGGCTATACCAACCAGATGCTCATCATTCACCCCAACGGTCAAGCCGACTCATGGCACCCCACCTCAGAAGACATCTTCGCAGAAGACTGGGAGTTGGTAATTCCGCCCATTAACAAGTAAGCCGTCAATAGATAGACCCAAACTGGCCAACACACAAATCAACCATCCTCTCCTTGGGACAGCAGGGAGAGGGTAAAAAGAAGGAAATATGGATGCAGATAAAATAACATTAGGTAGTTATATTGCCTATCTCGAAAGTATGTATCGGCGATATGGCAATATAAGTATTACGCAACTAAAGCATATAGAAAGAAACAGAAAAAAGGGAGGATAAGCAATGAGCAAAGAGAATGCAAGAAGTGCTTCACTAAGTATCGCTTTCATGGCACTATAGATGGCAAGTTTGATTTTGATAACTTTGCTGATAATTTTATGATGCGTGTTGAAATAGAAAAGGGAAAATTATAGTTTAGAATAAAATAGAGAAATATAAAATAGAATAATCATGACAAAGCAAGAATTTGAAAAGCGCATGAGTGCGCTTAACGAAAAGCGATTTGCAATCACGCAGGAAATGGTACAATTGCAGAACGAATACATTTCCAGCTATCCAATAAAGATAGGCGACAAGTGCACAGATGAACAAGGTAAGATATGTTGGGTTTGCGACATGAGATTCTGGGAAGCATCATCAACAAGGATGCGTATACTTGTGAATCCAGCCAAGAAGGACGGCACACGTTCAAAACGCGAGGAATACCCCTACGGGGAAGTTACTAAAGTATAACACATGTTCAGGCAGATTATACTATACAAAGCCGTATGTGATGGGTGCGGAGAGCATTTTGAGAATAGCGGCTGTGAGACCCATCCGCCTTATTTCACACAAGAGGAAGTACAATCATTCGGTCAAAACGACACCCTTGCAGGTTCATGGGAATTTGCTAATGGGAAGCTCTATTGTCCAGATTGCTATGAAAGAGAAGTGATAGATAAAGGCATTGGCATTTAAATTTATAAAGATAACAAAACATAACACAACATGAAACAATTCATCGCACGTACCATCTGTGCCATTCTCTTGTCCCCAATCCTTGTCATAATGCTCATAGGCTACATTCCATTCGCCATCTTCAAAGGACTGACAGACAATTTCGCTTTTAGCGAATACTGCAATTACGTAGAAAGAATCATGGATATCCTACTCCTCCCCATTACCCGACGGCAAGATAGAAAGGATCGTTACGAAGAACTAAAGCGTACATCGGAGTGGTATCGCAAGGAAAACAAAAGACTCAACGACATCATTGATGGTAAACATGACGATAAATAATAAAAACAAACAATCATGACAAGAGAACAAATAAAGATAGCCCTTCCTCTGATACTGGCATTTGCGGAAGGCAAGACCATTCAAATCAATAACGGCTCAAGATGGATAGACATAGACGGCGACAAGAACGAACTGAGTCTTGATTCGGTTGTGGCATATCAAGACTGTTTTCGTATAAAGCCGAATGATGTTTACCTCCCTTTCCGCAACGCCGAAGAATTCTGGCAGGAAATACTCAAGCACACCCCCTTCAACATAAAAATAAAACAATGATATACACTCACACCATCACCCGACACGGACTCATCCATTTCTCAGATGGAAGCGTCCATCAGGCTGTCTTCCAGATACCCATCGGAGACCGCTTCATACGACACGAACAGCTCGAACGTCAGCTCGCCGAAGAATGGCGACGCCAGAACCCAAGAGCCAAGAACAAGGTAACGAGAATCAAGCTCTTCCGAAACTAAAAACAACAGAAAGCCCCAGTAAGGCGCCAGCCTCTATAATAGATAGCCCCGTTAGAGCGGCCTATACCAAGAGCATCTATAAAAACATATAAAACAATGAAAACAGAAGAAAACAAACGCATGGAGGCGCTTGCCTATATCATCGCCAACCTGAAGGCAGAGAACATTGTGTTAGCGCATCGTGTGCATCAGCTCGAGGACGACTACAACGATGTGGTACGTCAGTTGAACGAAGAAAAGAGGCCAAGGAGGCTTGTAAAAGCATTCTACGCCTTTGTAAAGGACAAAAACCTTTATATGAAAAAGGCGACGAGCTGTCCTTACTATCAAGACAGCCCTCATGTATGCTCTACATTCTGCTTGGAATGTGACTCATGTCTGGACCTCATTGAAGGCCTCGGTGTGATTTGCGAGAAAAGACTGGCAGATGTAAAGAATAGTTTTTAGTCGATGACTGTTAACCAGGTAATATGGACAAACACATTCCATCACATTTAATTCCTTTCCTCGATGAATACGAGCATCAAAACATTTCTGAAATGGAGGAAGTATTCTCCATTAAGCAGGACGGAATGCCCCGTGCCGAACGTCGGGCATGGAAAAGGAAGATAAGCAAAGCCAAATTTAAAGTCTTCAGTAAGTCCAACAAAAAGAAAAAAAATAAGATTATGACAAGAGAAGAAACCAAACAGCGCGTCGCCGTCATGCAGGCATACGTAGACTGCATGCAAATACAAGTTTATGACACCTCTATAGGGAAATGGTTTGATACCGACGCTCCTTCATGGGCACCTTATAAGCAATTCCGCATCAAACCCGGACCTTCCTACCGCCCCTTCCATAACACAGACGAGTGCTGGCGGGAAATGCAGAAGCACCAGCCGTTCGGCATAATGAGCAGCAAGAACAGAAAGGATTACATGTCTTTCAAGTCTCTCAACGACGAAGGCTGCGACTTCTGCGGCTACGAAGGCGAAAGCTTCGAGTCCGCATTCGATGACATCCAATTCGCCGACGGCGCACCCTTCGGCATTAAAACAGAACAATGACACAAGAAGAAGAGAATCAGCATATAAAGAAACTAAAAGACGCAGGGTTCGACTGTGGCAGCAGCATGTCAATGCTCGAAGCTATACAGCTTTTGAAGCTATCGAACAGAGAAGCAAAGAATGGTTCACGGAAAATTTAATAAAACAAAGAACAATGAAACAGGCAGATTATATCAGGCTGACGGCACAGATTGCCGTACTGAAAGAAATTGCCGTTGATTACAGCGACAAGACGATAGGCAACATCATACAGCAGCTCGAAGCCATTAAGAAGGAGGCGAAGAATGATTAGAGTAGACGCATACCGCTGCTCGCACTGCGGAAAGCTGTTCCTTACGGAAAGAGGTTGCGTAAAACATGAGGAAAAGTATTGCGGCAAATCACCTTGCAATATCGCTGCTTGCTATTCGTGCAAGTGGTACAAGGAAACGGAGCAAACCGCAACTATTACAAGGACGGGGTTTCATCCACAGACAGGGCGCGAATATGAGTACGAAAAAGAAATTCATGTAAATATATGCTTGAAGCATCACAACGCCAAAATGTTCAATTCGTTTCATGCGTCAGAAAAGCTTGTTGACGATGCAGAAAACGGCGGCTTCCGTATCATGCCGACAATGGAAGAAGGCTGTTTGGATTATAAAAAGAAGGAAAATGAAGATTAGAAAAATAAAGAAGGAGTTTAAAATGCCACTCCGCCCTATACGAAAAAACAGGAGCTACAAGGTGGCGAAAAGACTGCGCAAACTGTGGGGTATCGGTCCTTTTTCTGATACGATTAGCTACTCGCAAGATATTTGGCAGGGAAAAGCTTTCCTGCCCTTGCTATTAACAATAAGGATTGGCAAAAAAAAACACAAGGCATATTTTTCGACCAATTCGCCACTTTTTAACCAGAAACATTAAGTAAAAATCAAATAGCAATGCAAATACTCAAAGAAATCAAAGTTCCTACAGGTGAAATCTACACCGCAAAAGGAGACAAAGGCGTGTTGGAGTTTCTGACAGTAGCCGACTACGGAAAAGATGCAAACATCAAAGCCGACTTCCTCGGCATAACAAGAGAGCTGAATGGTGTGCCGAACGGAACGCCAATGCCACTAACCGAAAAATGGGTGATAACAATCTCTACCCAGTACGGCTGTTCGATGAACTGCAAGTTCTGTGACGTGCCGAAAGTCGGACCGGGACGCAACGTGACACTGAACGACCTGCGCAACGAGATAACAACGGCTTAAGTATGCACCCAGAGGTTAATCACACCAAACGCCTTAATGTACACTATGCACGCATGGGCGAGCCGACATGGAACGAGGCTGTAATCGAGCACGCACGTTTCTTCTTGCGTGAGGATATTATTCCTTACATCGGAAATTCGCTTGTGCATCCTGTAGTAAGCACGATGCTACCGAAGCGTAATCGAGGCTTAAACGACTTTATTCGTGAATGGGTTAGGGTAAAAAATCTCGACTACAGCGGAAACGCAGGCTTGCAGTTCTCCATAAACTCTACCGACGACGCACAGCGAGAGTATCTATTCTCGGGTAACGCCTTGCCATTGAGAGATATTGCAGAACTTGCTGACACTCTCGCATATCCGTGCGGTCGCAAGTACGCTCTTAACTTCGCGCTTGCTGACGACTCTATTATTGACGGCAAGGTACTTGCTTCGATGTTTGACCCACGCAAGTTCATGTGTAAGATTACACCGCTCCACCGAACGAACAGCTGCGAAGCCAACCATATTCAGACAAGCGGAGGTTACGACTCGTTTGTGCCGTACAAGAAAGTGGAAGAAGATTTGAAGGCAAACGGATTTGATGTAATCGTGTTCGTTCCGTCGTATGACGAGGATAACGGACTGATTACTTGCGGCAATGCAATCCTGTCCGGCAAGAAGCCGACATCAAGCTACAAAGAAGTGATATTTTAATCTGATAAACAAAAAAATGAGCAAAAAGAAAATATACATATCAGCACCGATTACCGGCTACAATCTCAACGAGCGACACAAGTTCTTCGCTCGGATCGAGAATGAACTGACAATTCTCGGCTACAAGGCAGTCAATCCCATGAGCAAACCTTTGTCCGACTCTGCGCCGTACACGGAGCACATGAAAGAGGACTTACGCCTGCTCCTCGGCTGCGACGGCATTGTTGTACCGAACCGATGGCGTTGCTCAAAAGGCTGTGAAACGGAACGCCGTGTGGCTGACGCTTGCGGAATACCGGTTGTCGGCGTGATAGGCGAGACGCACGATTTACAAATCACAAACGCGATATAATTATGAACGCAAGCTATTTAATAAGCCGCACCCCAAGAAGACCGTATGTCATTGCGCCAAGCGTAAAGCAGAAAGAGGAATTGTTAAAGAGCATTGACCGCTATTGTTCGCTGTATTACATCACAATGGAGTCGGCGTACAATATTGCCCAGACAGCTATGATAGACGCTTTGGGCGCAATTAAAGAGGACAAGAAGCTGTATCGTCAAAAGACAAAGCAAAGCATCAACAAGGCTCTTGCCGCATACAACACATGGGATGCGAAGATGCGCTTTGTTCTTGCCGACCGCTATCAGCTTTGGCTTGACCTGTCTGACGCGTCGGAGGCGGAACTCAAACCGCTCGTCAAAACGCTCTATTACTGCATCGACAACTATTTCTTGAAAAACCATGTGCCGAAGAGCAAGATCATCGCCCGTATGGAGGCGGCAATGGTGCTGATAGATGTTGCGGTAAGCCTGTTCAGAAACCTGTTTGACAATATCCAGAAGAGGATAGGAATAGACTTGCGCCCGGACTTCAACGAAGGCAATGCTCTGGATTTGCAACACAACTGGAACAACGCCATACAGTCCGTAATCAACTCGATACCGGGGATGCCGGATATTGACATCAACGACGATGCGGACAGCGTTCAGGCAGCGAAGAATATCATAACGAAACTCACTAACGAGGGCATCTACGACCGCGCAGGAGAGTATGCGTTGCAGCTGAACCCGGAGTACAGACCGGAAAACTTCGGAGAGTAGACCGATGTCAACCGCGCACGGACAGCAGGAGTAACATCTTGTTGTCCGTGCGCGTTTTTTTGTTATCTATCCTGCAACGTAAACGCCCGACCGTACAGCAGCAACGTCAGAACAATCAGCGTATAGTCCGCTATCCGTGTCGTTTCGGAAATACACAGCGTGCCGTGCCCTAACCTTATCAGAATAACTCCTGCAAGATACAGGAACGGTATTCGCCACACCCAGCCGAACTTGAAAAGAAAGCTTGCCGGCAGCAGAACGGCAGGCAGTACGACATACGCCAATGCGTATAACGACACCACCAAAACGGCGTTCTCGTTCAGATCCAAGCCCATTGATGCGGCGTTATGGTGAAACCAATGCACACCCAGCCAGTGTAAAACCATAAGGAGTATAGGTATCACTCTTATGCCGATTCTGTAAAACCAAAACAGCTTTTCGGCAAGCGTATTTGTCTGTATTGTTTTCATACCGCTAAATTTATCTTACGTGATTAATATATTCTTTAATTCGGCAATATCATCTGTGGTAATGGCTATACTCTTGTTGCTGCCAAACAACAAGGCAGAGATAATACCGTCAGGCATATCAATAGAGATACATCCTTCGCCTATTGTGCCATGAAGAAGCCCGATATCAAAAGGCTTTTTCTCCATCGCTTTCAGTATTTGCATCGCGTCTTCGAAAACAGATTCCGCATCAACAACTCCATTTTCATCAGCGACAAACAGGGATAGATCGTCAATTTTCTCTTCCCATTTTTCCTTGTTACGACAAACGATATTGTGCGCTGCTCGCTTCATATACACAGAAGGTATGGCAAGCGACGGATTGCCTTTTATCATGTCGTCAATTCTTGCGTCTATCCAGGTTTCTATTGACGGCGCAAGACGTTCTTTCAGCTTTTGTAAGTTCATTTCTTATTCCCTCCCTTCTTCGTTCCTTGAACCATAGCAAGATATTCCTGCCAAGTCTTATCACTATGGTTTGTCATATAATCGTTAAGCATAGCTGATTTTTGTTCCTCTGCTTGTGCTATCTCTTTTTTCAGTCTTTGCATCAAAGATAGATGTTTCTTCAATGCTTCCTGTCCTTGCTGAGTGCTTTCAATGCGAGGACGTATGATGCGCAATTCCTCGTCTTGCACTAACTTAGACACATATTGCAAGCTGTCAACGTACTCTTGATTCTGCATCAAGTACTGACGTTGTGCGCCTGTAAGATTGTCTTCAATCTTGTCTATCTCATCCCATAAAGGGGTGGAAGACTGCTGTGCTTGCATATTGATAGATGCTCGCTTCTGCTGTATTGCCTCATACATTTTCTGTAGCTCGGCATCCATCATCTGCGGCTGCTGCTGGCCTGTACCCATATCCAATAATGGGCTGTTTCCAAAATTCATCATAATCAATATCTTTAAGTTGGTGATATGTTATAGAGAGGTGAGAGGGCATCCACCAACGAGGGCAAACGCCCCTCACCAACTCATTTTTTCTTAGTCCGTCTAACCGACTTCCTTACAGCTCTGTTACGCTCCTGTAGTGGGAGTGGATGTAGCAGCACATCCGCAAAAGTTTGCGGATGGAAGAACTGTAACAGTAGGAGTGCTCTGGAGTCCGAGGACACCATCAATCTTGCGGCAGCACTTCTCGTTCACGTAAGCCATCATCAGCTTCTCCTTGTAAGGAGTGAGGGCTTCCATAATAGCAACCTTCTTGTCGAGGTCACAATACTTTGCTTGCAACGCATCGTACTGGTCTCTCTGATTCTTGTACAGACCGAAGTCCGCATCAATCTGAGACTTGTAAAGACCGAACTCAGCCTGCATAGCACGGCGGTTCTCAGCGTTGATAGCATCGTTAGCACCCTTGTACATAGAGAACTTCTCTGCGATGTCAGTCTCACGCATAGCGTAGAACTTGTTAGATGTGTCGAGCTTCAAACCGAACATGTCGGTAAGCAGCTTCACCTCATCAGCGCATTCCTTCTCCATTACCTGCAAGGCGGTCGGCTGATTTGAGCTTGAGTTAGCTCCGTAAGTGTTGATGTTTACATTCTCAGGCATGTTGCTGCCACCGAGAGAGCCGAACACACCACGGCCATTGCCATTGAGCAAAGCTAAAGCCAAGCCGCCGATACCAATACCGAGGGCTGCTCCTGCCATGCCCTTGCTGGCATACTCTTTCTTCCCCTCTTCGTAGATTTTCTTCTCTACTACTTTTGCATCTGTCATCTCCATAATACAATCTTTTTAAATCCTCAATATTAACTAACACTATTCTGTAACGTTACAGGCACAAAATTAGCGTGTTACGGCAAATAAAGCCATAACACGCTCAAAGATTTTGTATTATACTGATAGTCAGATACTTAAAGTGATAGTAGGTACTATCACTTGCTTCTCTTCTTTCTTATGAACCACAGAATGTCCCACTTCTTCCAGTATCGTGTGTGCCCGCGCTTCTTGCATTCTCCGTTCGGTATGTCCCCGCGCTTGACCATCCTGTTTAATGTTGCGTCGCTCACGCCCAATCTGTCCTTTACTTCCTCTGCACTCATCATGGGGTTTAACATATTCGGAAGTATGTCCTGGCAGAGCGTTTCGATGTCTTCATCGCTCATCCCGCAAGCTGTTACCTTCTCGCCGTTCTTCTGTTGTTCCCATGCCTTCATACAGCTCTCATACAGAGATTTCAGAATGAGAGCCAAGGTGTAATAGTTGAATACTTTTCTTTTCATAGCCATTTTGCTTTAGAAGAAAATCCTTTTACCTATTCTTGTTCTTGTTAAGAACCAATCTATTACCCAGTACAAGTAAAATACTCCTGTCATTACTATTACAGACATACATGACATTACCATTTCTTTAGTGGTATACCAAGACCAATAAGTGAGATGTATAGCATTTACCCCGAAGTAATAAAAGAACGGAATCCTATATACCCAACACAGCCAGAAGAATCTACTGAACAGTATGAGCACAAGTGGTAATACATACAGTAACACATATATAAATGCGTAGCTTGGCCAGTGTTCGGAATGCACGATAAACATTTCTCTCGGATTCTTTGAGAAATCCAACATGGCAAAACTATGCCATACCATTATACATATAGGTAGCCATTTAGTTGTCCACTTGATGAATTTCAACAATCTTCTTGAATAGCTGTTACCACTCATTATTAACAGCGAGATAACCTCGCTCACGTCCATTCCGTCTAAAACAGAAAGGAGTGCCTTTTTCTTTTCTTCTGTCATAATCGTTTAGTCTAAAATCTGATATTGTGCAAATATAGCAAAAATTATCAGAATGTAGTTAATTTAACTGTTAATTTCTCAAATTGTTAGTGTATACTTGGTTTATGTGACAAGATGTTACGTAAAAAAGTTTATTATTACAATTTGGAAATAAAAGCCTTGCCTATCCTCTACGGACGAGCAAGGCTCACCTGAAACAAATCTATTAACCTTAAATTAAAAAACTAATAACTAAAGCCATTAACCATATCTAATAATCCAAACAATTTCCTTTTTTATTCCTTCTTTCCGCCGTTCTTCAGCCTTCCTCTCGCATATCTGAGAGTCAGCAGAACCACAGCGCCTATTATTATGACAGCGATGCAGGACGCGATGGGCTTTTCTATGTTTCTCTCCCACCAGCTCAGCTTTCTCTCCACCGGCACAGGAACGTCATTGTTTTTTCTGCCAATGTTCGCCAGCGAGTCCACTTTCGCCTTGTACGTCTCTAAGCTGTCCTTCATTAGCGTGTTCAGCGAGTTCTCCACGTACCTGTCCCTCCAGTGCCAGGTCTCCGTCTTCTTCACGTTTCCCTCTTCGTCCACGGTCGTAGCCGTCGAGTCCCTGCTCCACGTCTTGTCCGTATTCGTCCTCTCCACGTATCTCAGCACTATGCGGTCCAAGTACACAGTGTCCTTCGCCACCCTCGTCACCCTCACGCTGTCCGTTCTTGTCAGCACCGCAGGCTTCTTCGAGCCGCAGCCGGTCAGCAGGCTGACCATCAGGCAGAGCAGCATCCCCCACAGCGCTCCTACAAATTTACAATATAATTCGTTCATCATAACCGCTTCTCCTTAAAAACTTTATCTTCCTTCACTCTTTTTTCATCGCCTCCTCCACAGCCTCGCCGATGTCCTCGTCTTTCTTCTTCATCAGCGCTATAAGGAAGCGCTTTATCGAGAACCTGTTCTTCACGCCGTGCAGCTCACACACATGCCCGACGATGGAGTCCACCTCCCATACACACCCAAAGCCAAGTCCTACCGCCGCCGTCACCACATGATTCGTCCATCCCAACGGCTCGAAGATAGCCAGACCAAGCACCGAACCTAATATAAGGTAGGTGATATAGTCCACCGCCTTGTTGCATGTTCTTCTGCCCGCTCTCGAAAAGCGGAAATGCTCATGTTTATGCAGACTCTCGCTCACGCCGAACCAGAAGTCAGCCACTATCAGCACCACTATCAGCACCAACATCCATCTCAGGTCGAAGAGCGCAGACAGCGCCTCCCCTCCCATTGTCCCCAAAACGACGGCCTTACCCGTACTTGTAGTCAAGTTATTAACCATCCAATCAATCTTTTTTACATTAACAAAAAATCCCAAACAAAAGAATAATCCTTCCTAAAAGCCAAGAAGCTTAGCAGCTCAGTCCAGCCTCCTTCATCGCCTTTCTCACCGTCCCGAACATCCTCTCCATCGTCTCCACGTAGTTCGGAGCCGTCGCATACTTCTTCCTTCCCACCTGTATCTTCTTCACGTAGTTCTCAGGACTCATACGGTACGCCCATGCTTCAGGCCACGATTTCTTCAGCACAGCGGCATGATCTCTCAGAGCCTCGCCCAGAGTAGCATAGTTTCTGAACAGCCGCTTGCAAGTATACTTATACAGACCCTTGCCAGCCACATGTTCTATTTTCACCACCTTCTCCGGAGCCGTAAACCTCACCGTCTTCGTTTTGAAGTACTCATGCGTAGTGACAAGCAGGCATTTCTCCACAGGCCATCCACCTCTCGTTATACCAAATACATTATACTTGCCGATGGTGCTCTTGCCCCATCCGCTCTCCAGTGCCGCCTGAGCAATGATAAACACGGGCGAAATGTCCGCATTATAAGCCGCAGGAGCCATCCATTTACAAAATTCCTTAGGTTTCATCTTCTTATTTATTATTTGTCAGTTATTGTTTCTTATTTGCGCCCATTATGCAGCGGCACAGATAGGCTTAGAAAGGCTCAGTGAGGCTCAGAGTAAGGCGCCAGCCCCTAGAACAGCCTATCCCCGCTAGAACAGCCTATCTCACCATAGCCCCCAGTCCTATCACAGCCCCATACCTCACCAAGTCCCACCATTCCAGCCTCTCCAGCCTGTAGTGCCTCCACTGCCACACCTCTCTCGCCACCATCGCGGGCAATGCCCACAGCCCGATGACAAGCGAAGCGAGCAGCCAACAGACGCACCCTATAAGGTCACGCCTGTTGAAAATCATCAGCTTCTTCATCCCATTATACGTTTAAGGGCTATTATCGCCGCCACACAGCTTATCGCACACACCTCGCACCAGAACAGCCAGCAGCGTCGGTCTGTCACGGCAGCCACCGTAGCAGCCACGCCGTACACAGCCACCACGGCGGGCATCGTCGCCATTCCCCACATCACACTCGCCAAAGCCGAGACGATAGCTCCCGCCTTATGCACAGCTCTGTCGCCCTCCTCGAGGTATGCAGGAGCCGTGCCCACAAAAGCCAGTCCCGCACACGTAAGAAAAGCCGCCGCGTCGAAGTCTCCCATATCAAGCATCGTAGGGAGAAACGTGAAAGCCATCGCCACAAGCAGGAGAGGCATCAGCCAGTTACGCCCCATCCCGTAATAAATCTCACTCACCATCGTCGGTCTGCCCTTCACCACCGCGTAATACATTGCCGTTACAATGAAGAGCACGTACATTATCAATGCCATTGCCATCATACGCCTACACCTCCATCTTTAGCTGTTCGGGATAGCCCTTCTTGTAGTCGTAGGCAAGCACCTCCTCCAAGGTCTGCATCTTCTCCACAGCCGCCTTGTGCTGCGCCGTCACGTTGTAACAGTCCTTAGCATACGCCTCGATATGGCTTATGATATTCTGCGCTTGCTCAATGCTCAAGTTATAGCATTGCTTGCCCAACCATAGCGTAGTGTCCGTGCGACCGATACGCTGCAAACGCTCGTTGCCTTGGTACACACGGTCACGAAGCTCAAAGTCCAACCACACCCTCTGCCCGTTAAGGTAAAAGCCGTTCACCTCCGCCGACTGGTCGTAGGCGTCGATTTCCAACAGCATCTGAGCCTTCGCCGTCTCCAGCGCGTCCATGCCGCCCATTGCCTTTGCCAGCTCCAGGCGCACCCATTTCACGAAGGTCTTATATTCCTTCACTTCCGCGTCGTCGCTGCCGTCCGCCATCTTCATAGCCATGTCGGCGTTATAGCGTGAGAGGTCGGCTTCGTCACGCAGACCGAATGCCGTCTGCACCGCTGCGTTAACGGCACGTTCCTCGCTGAACGGCTTCAGGCAGCGCACCGCATAGCCCACCTTCACTCTCTCTGTCTCCGATACGCCCGACTCCGGATTTCCCGACATCGAAGGACGCTCCTCATCACGGATGTCAAGATACACTGTCACCGCATTGCCCTCGTCGAGCATGCTGCCACGTACTAAACCTTCGGTAGGCAGCTCAATGTAATTTTTTGCTATCATATCATTTTTTTTAATGGTTATCCTTATGCAGTCGCTGCCGGAACGACAGGCTGCGCTACGTGCATTACACCCTCGGACGCTTCCATCTGCGCCACGTAGTCCTCAAGATACATCATCATGTTAGTCGATCCCTTGAAGATGTAGCCGCAGGAATTCTCTATCTCCGCCTCCTCGATAGGCAGTATCGCACGCTTGCCGCCGAATGCCTTCTCGCACAGACTCAGATACCGGTACAGTCCGGAAAGGTCGCCGTGCATCTCACGCACCACCTTCTTGCCAGTCGGCATTCCGTCCTGGCCGATCTCGTCCATACACATCAGCAGTTTTATCCAGTTGTTCTCCCCACGTGTGTTCTGGCGTATCTCGTAGTCCAGAACGTCCATCACCACGCCCACCATGTCCTTCGGGAATACCTGTTTCGCATCCATCTTTCTGTCGATGCGCACCTTGCTCGTCAAATCTGATAATTTCATGTTTTTCTCCTGTATTGAGTTTATCAAGTTAAACGTGTCTGCTCCCTTAAGCTGTCCGAAGTAGCATGGCCAGTTCTGTGGAGTCGCTGCCTTGGCAGACTCTGCCGTACTCTTGCGGACGGTGGCAAAGCCCTTACCGTGGTCGGCATGGCTCTTGCCTTCCGTGCGATGATACACCGTACCGCAGAAGTCCACTGCCTCACCGCGTATCAGCAGTACACGGCTGTCCCAACGGTTCGCCCTTATGCCCATGCCGTACCACCATCTCTGCTTCACCCTCCACAATGCTGCGTGAGCCTCCTGCTTGCTGTTCGTGCCTATGAGGATGTTGTCTGCATAGCGCACGTAGAACGGATAGCTGGCCGACATCACAAGGTCGAAGCCGAGCATGATGATGTGGTGTGCAAGCGGGCTTACCGGGGTGCCGATGGGAAGTCTGCCGTCCACCATCGTCACATTGCAGGCATAATCGACGAGCCACCCTCTCACGCCCATCTCCTTAATTGCCCTGCGGAACGTCTTTGTCCTGACGTGTTCGTAGCAGTGACGCTGGTCAGCGAGGGCGATGTAATTCACGTCCCTCTGGTCGTAGAAGAGATGTTTTACGCGATGGCACACCGAGAGGCGCAGTGTTTTCGAGTTCAGGCCACACCCCGTCTTGCAGTTCAGAGCAGCCTTGTTGTCAAGGGCTTCATAGAGTGCATTCGCCCTGTTTATAAACACATACTGAAGTATGCGAGTCACGAGAGTAGGAGAGTCTATATGTCGCACCTTGCCGTTCTTGTTCGTCTTTTTGAGCTGCCGGTACTCTATATGCTCAACGTATGTGTCATCCTGAATCATGGCGAGGACGAGAGCGACGTTCTCCTCCCAGTCTCGGCAGAACTCCGTCACAGTCGCCTTATTGAGGTGGTCTCTTACGGCGTCATGTGCCGCCTGTTCCACCTCTTGCCACGTAACATCTTTTTCTTTATATGTCATGTTTGTTGTTGTTTTCAAGCCTTTTGAGCCAGCAGTGACACTCTGCGCCACTGCTCCACGTCACCTTCCGCTGCCGTACAACTGACAACGGACAATGCCGCTTCGTCTTGTGTGTTAATTCGCCACTCCGGGGCATGATAAAGACACATATTCGGTTTATATTTTATATATGTATATTAAGATTAATCCTTTTCTTGGGCTTGAGCCGAACCGCCATTATACCAATTCGCATTCGTGCACGCATTATTCGCATTCACATAACGCGCAGCGCAATTGCCGTTATTGGCATTGCCGCCGAAGCGCACGGCTGGTGTCTTTAACATTCTTGCAACCTCACTCTCGTATTTCAGGGGACAAGTCCCGATGCTTGTCTTGTCACAAGGCGCGAGGATTTTCATTTTTATTGTTCGCCCGCCATCCCTTGACGGGACGGCGGGGAGATATGTCTTGTCGCTTGTCCGCTGCTTGTACAGACGGTTGCGCCGTCTTTTTTCCGCTTGCAGCGGGGCTGCGCCTAGCTGCGCTTGCTGAAAAGGCATTGAGCCGAACCGCCAGCAGACCAAAACGCATACGGGCACGCACGACGCGCATCCACAGAACGCGCAGCGCAATAGCCGTAAGCGGCAGCGCCGCCGAAGCGCACGGCTACACGGACGCGGAGGTCCGGCTGGTTTGAGTACCAGTTGCTGTTCTCGCTGTACGCACAAACACCAGTTGTGCAGCCTACGCCGCCTGTCTTGATAACGCAGGAAGGAGCATAGCGTTGCTTCATATACCAAGACGTTATCTTTTCAATGTGAGCTACATGGTCGTAAGCGTTCTCAAAAACGAATGCCCCCAAGTTAGGTTTCTGATACGTCTTGTCGCTGTGCCACTGGCGCTGATCGGTCATCAGATAAACGTCCATGTCGTTCACGCCGTTCTGTCCTTTGGTTTCGGTACAATGGTTTGTCGCCACCATCTCACAGCCGCCTCCGCGATAATGGAAGATGTCGCCCGCCGTGCTCACTCCGTCCATGACACCCTGTCTCAGAATCGCCTCGATTGTATAGGTTTGAGGATTGCCGTTAGCGTCAAAACCCTGCCACGTGTCGGTTTTCTTACAGTACACACGGGCGTTCATATATCCGTCAACAAGCCCCTTTGCCTTAGGAGGTGTGACATACCAGTAAGTTTTCCCGTAAAATTCAAATTCCGTGTTCTCTGCTATGCCAGCCTCTGCGGCGAACGAAAGAGCCATTTGCGCCTCGTTGGTACGCCATTTCGGAGCTTCCTTGTTAAGCCATGCGGACATGTGATTGCCAATAGTTGTGCCGCTCGCGTCCTTGTATATCCAGTTAGGAGTAGTGCTCCAACTGAGATATTTCCATTCCCCGTCGCCCGTCTTGATGCGCACGCCACCATATTTGGCCCACGTTGCCTCGTTGTGACACTGGTCTGAAGAGGACGTGCCGGACGAAAAGAGATTGTCAGGGTCATTGATATAGTTCGTACCGTAAAGCAGTTCGTGAGAGCATACGAAGGTGTTATAGGCGTGATACCCAGCCTCCACAAACGGATATGTCTTCGTCTTGTCGAAGTTGTTGTTTCTTGCATAATCCATACTCGTTAGCTGCTGTACGTCAGTCACGCGGGGATAAGCGCCGTTCTCTGCAAACATAGAACCTCCATTCGCTCCCATGCTACCTTTTGTCTTGTCGTCTCCTGCATTATACAGATAGAAGAACGAACGAAACTTCACCTTGCCGTCCGTATCCTTGATGCTTGTATCGCAGCAGGGAGATATGAGCGTAGGATCGAGCTTGCGAGGCTTCATACCCTTATATTCGCGGTAGCTCTTGAGGATGCCGCGGTAGAGTATGTCTGGTTCCGATGCGGGATAGTCGTCGAGGAGATAGTTCACCGCAGGGTCACCCACCTTGATGCTGTACTGTTTGGATGTCGTCTCCCAAGGACGCAGGATGCGCACCGCATTGCCTTCCGCATTATATAGTTTCTGCGTCATGCCGTACTGGTTGTAGAAGCGTTCAGCGTCAAACGCGCCGGCATCGCAATACTTCTGAGTATGCTCGGCATCGAGATAAAGCTCCACGTCGCACTCTGCCTTCATCTCCTCAGTGATGCCGACGGCGGGAGCGAAGCTGTTGTCTGCGAAGCGCAGCCAGTTGTTGCGCTTCAGCTCGTCGGCGGGCATCACCTCCACGCCTTCCTTAGCTTCATCGTGATTGATGAGGAAGGGGCGATACATGTCTTGGAGCATCTGCTTGCCAGTGTTGGTACTCGCCTCGATGATGTCGGGAGAAGCCTTTGTTGTGTCCTGACTGCCTATGTAGTAGCTGTCCACCGTTCCTCCCATATCGCCCACTGCCTGTTCCAGGGAAGAGAGGCGTGCTGCGTGTGTAGCGTCAGTTTCTTCCAGCTCCGTCAGCTTCTTCACAGTCGCGGCGTTCTCGGCAAGCGACAGCGATGTCTCCGCACCTGTTCTGTCCGTCACCTTCAGCACGTTGTCGGCTGTAATAGTGGCGTTCACCTTCTCCGCTCCCGCAGCAGCAGTGTTCGCAGCCGTTGTAGCTGTGTCCGCATTTGTCTTCGCCGTATTAGCAGCAGATGCGGCAGTGTTCGCAGCCTCCGTTGCCTTGTCGGCGTTCGTCTTCGCCGTGTTTGCCGCTCCTGCTGCGTCCGTAGCGGTCTTTGCAGCAGCGTTGGCGGAAGCCGTGGCTGTTTCAGCAGCCGCCTTAAAGTCAGCAATGTCCATGAACTTGTCCCAATACGCCGTGTCCGTCAGCGGATGGCCCACGCACGTCATCGTTGCCGGGTCCACCTTCTTGCAAGCGTAGATAGTCACGCCGTTCAGCACGATGTAGTCATGCAGACGATAGGCTTGCGTAGCGCTGTACGCCTCGCCAGCCTTGGTGAATACCACCTTCACCCTTGTTTCTGTCTTTGCCATAATCTGTTTTGTTTTTTTATTGTTGCTTTTTTCATTTAGTTATCACCAGACATCCGTCCGTAGGGTCAAAGCTCACGTCGAAGTCAGCCACTTTCTTGGTCTGACTCTTCCAGTCTTCCTCCGTACCCTCATAGCCGTTTTCCTTCGCCACCTCATAGGCGCTCTTGCCGCGGAACGACTGGCCCTCGATGCGGAAGCACGTCTTGCCTCCTTTCCCGTCATCACGGATAAGCAGCAGCGTGTCACCGTCCTTCAGCTCGGCAGCCTCCGTCAGAGCCACCACGTTTATCATGTTGTTGTCTGCCATAAGCCCTTACTCCTCCTTTCCGGTTGTTATCACGATTGAGTAAGTATCAGCGTCATATCTCACGCTTACCTGTGCGTCCTTCACAGCCTGCTGACAATCTTTTACAGCCTTGTCTGTCGCCGCCTTGTTCTCTGTAGCTGCCTGTTCACGTTTTGTCTCAGCGGCTTTGCGTCCGTCCTCGGCAGACAAACGCAAAGTCTCGGCTGCGATACGGTCGTTCTCTGCACCCACTCTCACTGTCTCATGCAAGACGCGGACATTCTCTGCTTCCGTCCTTCCGCCCTCCTTCCTTACCCTGTCAGCCTCATTGGTGTTGCGGGTGCTCTCGGCTGTCTTTCTCGACTCCTCGTTGCTTACCCTCTGCTTCTCGTTCAGACTGCGCTGGCGCTCATTGTCCGAACGGGTCGTTTCAGATTCCATGCGGACGTTCTCGGCTTCGATGCGTCTGCTTTCGTTGCTGACACGTGTCTTTTCGTTCTCAGTACGCACATCTTCTGCCTTGATACGGACATCCTCGGCTGTCTGCACCTCATTGTTGATACGGTCTGCTTCGTCTGCACTGGCATTGGCTCTGTCAGCCGCCTTGTCAGCCTTTACCGCTCCGTCGTAAGCCGTCTGACCGTCCACGATGCGCTGCCACCATTCGTCATCACCTACAGGCTCATGTCCTACATTGCCATCCTTTCGGCTTGCATAGGTGCAGTTCTTGTAGGTTACGACAGCCAGCCTCTTATAGGTGGTATCAGGGTTGTAAGCGCCCTTCGGCACAAAACCCACCCTTCCTAAATTTACCTTTTCGTTCATAATGCTCTTGTTTTTTAAATGTTGTTGTTCAGATTTATCAGAAGCTCCCCTTCATCGTTGAGTTCAAAGCGCTTGTCCGACCCGTCAGTGATGGTCACCTCCAGCTCTGCATCCTCGTTCACGTCAAACGTAGGATAGTCGATGGTTCCTCGGCTGTAGATGTCGGTACGCACATACTCGTTTGTCTCCTCGTTCCATTTCATCCAGTAGCCGTCCTCGCCGATGATGTTAGGATGGTCAGCCTGTGTCTTCGCCCTTTCCGCTTGCGCTTTTGCGTTCTCGGCGGCTTTGTCCGCATTGCCTACGGCAGTAGCCACATCGCCTAACGCCGCGTCCGTGCGCTTCTCCACGTCCGTGATGGTAGCCTCTGCACGTTTCAGCGTCTCTCCCACGTCGCTTATCAGCCCGGAGAGGTCTGCTTCAGGAGCCAGCACCACCATCGCTGTGTCCATCTCCACCGAATCCTCGCCTTCCTGTGGTCTGAAAGCCGTGTCGCCGGCAGCGTTGTTGCCCACAAGGCGGAACTGCTCATACTCGTTGCTTCGCCAGTCGTTGCCGAACAGCTTTCCCTTCACCTCCAAGGCATACACCCCACAGGCAAGCTGGTCACCCTCCACACGTGCGTTCAGCACATTGTCCTCCTTCACGTCGATGGTGTAGGCAAGCGATATGCGGCGATAGCTGTTGACTACGTTCACCGCCACGTCCGTACAGCCTGGCAGGGGAAAAGCGAAGCTCTCCCCGTTCACCATCTTCCGCACCGGAATCCTCAGCGTAAAATCATTGCCTCTAACAATCTTCTTCATCTTGTCATTTATTATTTATTATTTATTATTTGCCATCTTCTTAAAGAGGCCCAGAAAGGCCCAGTGAGGCTCAGTCCTACGGCAACGCTTTTCTTACCACTCTCTCCCAATAGATCATCTCATACTCGGTCTCTTCCAAGTTACTGCCCACGTTCTTTACTTTGCATGTCAGATATGCTATGTAGCCGTTCTTGAGTATGTATGGAGCGCTAATTGCATCGCCATTGTTCGGAGTCGTTCTTGACGTTCCGTAGAGCACGATGCCCTGCTCGTTTTCGCAGCGGATGATGATGGTGTTGCCCACCACCTCACGTGCCCGCTCGTAGCGTCCGTCCGTGTATGGATTTGCGAGAGAATACGCTGTAGGGAGCACACATTGCAGATACATTTCCTCACCGTCGCTCGCAATTGGAGTCGACCGTATGACAAAATTCGAGCCTATCCTGTCCCATATAGGTTTGTACGCATCGTCTATGACGGAATACGTGTCCTTCTCAAAGTATTCCAGAAAGTTGTCCTTCGTAATGATACGCTTCTGGTTGCGGACAAGTCCGTCAAAGTAGCCGTTCGTAGCGTGTACCGAGCCGGTGAAGAATCCGTCGGGCGTTACCTTCGCCGTTGTGTTACCGCTGTTGTCCTGCACCTCAAACGTGTCAGCCGTAGCCGTTATCTTGCCGTTTTTCAGGTCAATGCCAGTTGCTTGCACAGCTTCCTCCACCGTCACGTCGTTGAGAGACAGGCTCCAGCCCTGATATTCCTCGCCTTCCTCAAGCATCGGGCGACAAAGATCTATGCCACCGTTGGTTCTGACTGCTGCCTCGATTATCAGTCTCAGCGTTCCGGCAGGAACGTTCAGTGTCACCTTGTACAGTGTCCATACGTTCAGCGTCTGCGTGTCGGGGAAGACTATTCGTGCCAGCTCATTACCTGCCACAAAGTTGTTGTATGTCTTGAGAGACACATAGCAGCCGTTGTCAGGCTTCGCTGTCATCCTCACCCAGACGCTAAAGGTATATGTTGTTTCCGGGTTCACACGGACATCCTTAAAGTACAAGCCCGTCCATGTCGTTGTCGTGGCACCTACGGACAGGCATTGAGCGTAGTTTGTGCCTCCCACGCCACCCTGCATTATTGTCACCTTCTTCGTGTCGTTGATGGGTGTTATGGTGTCATACTCCCTCAATGCCGAACCTACGATGCAGTTGCGGTATGTATTGACCGTTTCCTGCGCCACCTTGAGCGAGATTCCGCGAGCTGTCTGCTCAATAGTCGATGTGTATCTCGTCAACTCATCCTGCGTCTTGATAGGAATGCCGTTAACGTCCGTCTCCACCTGTCCAACGCGGTTGCTGACCTCAGTATAGTCCGACCGCAACTGCTTATTGTCAGCCGATATCGTACCCGTAAACTTCGCCACATTGACAAGGAACGGTATCTGCTGCGAATACAGCGTACTTCCGATTACCATAAACACAATCACATATCCGCTCGTCACGCTCACGCCGAGCGTGCTGTCCTTGTTTATCGACGCCCCAGCTATCGTCACGTCTATGCCGTCCTCCTGTTTTGTCAGCGTCGGTTTTCCGCATCCCATGTTGCTGTTGCTTGGGAAAAGATTGCTCACCTCCGATGTGATGTTCTTACCGGAACGCATCACTTGTATGGTGGCAGTCTTGCTGACACTTGCCGATACCACGCCGTTCTCGTCTGTGTCGAACACAAGCGGCGAGTTCTTGACGATAAACTCCACAGCATCCTTGCCGTTTGCTCCGGGGTCTCCCTTGTCGCCGTCCTTGCCCTTGTAGGCTATGGCGTATGATACCGTTGTATGCTCGCCTTCCGAATCCTTGTAGGTCACCGTTGTCCTCGTCCAGAGATAGGGCTTCGCGTCGGTGGCGGCGATAATGGCCGACTGCCATCCCGTAGGTGTCACCGTAGCGCTGTCAGAGATGGCGTATGTCACGCTCATGTCCGATATCACCACACCCTCGCCCTTCACGCTGCCGATTTCAAGCCAGTAGGCACCAGTATTTGTCCAGAGTATTTCGCCTATCTTATACGAGTCGCCGTCGTTTGAGTCACATACGATATACTTGCCGTTCTTCCACTGTACCACGCAGGGCTTCCTTCCGCCGCCTTCCATGCCCGTTGTGTCGTCCACAAGATACAGACCGCCTTCCGTAGGCGTTATCTGCTGTAGCTCCGCGTATGTTTTGGCATGAGCAAGAGCGTAGCCGAGCACCTTAAAGCTTGTGCCCGTATCGCCTTTCGCCCCGTCGGAAAGAATCGGAAGTGTCAGTGTTACGGTGGTGTTGTCAGCCTTGACAGTTGCCCGTACCATCACCGAAGCGAGGATGTAGAAGCTCACGCCGATGTCGGACAGGCGGTTTATCGCCACGCCGCTCTTGCTTTCGCCCGCAGTGGTCGTATAGTCCGCCGTCAGCAAATATCCGTCCTTCATGTCCTCAGTCACGTTGCCCGTGCGCTTTGTCAACATGAAGGTCACGTCGTTCGGTGTCGCCGTCTGAGAGTTCGGCTTGCGGATGATATATTCCGAGGATGGCACAAGGTCGTATGTCACCGTCACAGGGTCGATGATATTGTCGGGGTTGTCATCGGTGAAGAACTTGAAGTTCTTTGCATTCTTGAGCACGAGGAGAGGGGAATCTAATGAAGTCAGCGTCTTCCATTGATAAGGGCTGACCGATGTTCCCAAGAGGTAAGGCGCACCCATCGCATGATACATCGCAATAGCGGGCGCGTTTTCGTTGTCGCTTCCGTCCTCCGTAGATGTCGTCAGCTTTATAAGGTTGCCGAAGCGATTCCACTGTATCTGGTCTCCCGCCTGAACTATCACGTCGTAAGGCAGTGGCGCGTCAGGCTCGCCTCCGTCAACAGCAGTTTCATAACCGAAGAACATGCGGTTGGCTATGACGTTGTTGCCATCGTCAGTAGTCTTGCCCTCCTGCTCTGCGAATATGGAGGAAAGGCTTCCCATTCCGTCGTTCTGCGTCACTTCCACCATCACGTCGCCGAACACTAACGCCTTGCCGTCAGCGCCTATCACCTTTTGCGATGTCACCGGCACACAAGCCTCGCTGCCCATGAACGTCCTCTTGTTTGACAGTATCACGTAGTCATACAGCTTGCCGTCCTCTAACGTCTCCTGACCCACGCCCACCACGAGTCGCCAATAATAGCGGTTCTGAAGGTTCTCGCTTTCTCCTGCCTTCACGTTAAAGGTCTGGCACAGCGCCATCATGCCCACATGCCACCAGTTTGCCGTCTTCGTAGTTCCGTCGTCAGCAGCAGCGTAACACTTATATCCTATAACTGTTCCTGCATCATCCAGTACGTGCGCCACCTTCATAATCGTGCTTCCGGCATTTGAGAAGAGTGTCGTGCCGCCCGAATAGCTCACCTTTCTCACCTCCGCGCTCGCAGCGAAGAACTTAGTACGAGTAGTAAGATAGTCAATATAAAGGTGGCTTTTGCCGTCCTCTCCCATGTAGAGGTCAAAGCCCTTACCGCCAACTATAACCCTATCCTGCTCAGTAGACTGAGGGTCGCGCACCCTGTCCACCACCACCTCGCTCAGCGTGGCCTGTCCCTTGCCGGTAATGCCATAACCGCTACCGTCTGTAGCTCCGATTGCCAAACCGCGAAGGAAGCGTATCTCTTCCTGCGCCGTGTCGGGATCTGTCTTTGAGAGGAAGTATTTCGCTCCCCTGCTGCGTATCAGACCTTCTATCTGCGCCGACGAGAGACCCGACTTCACGCTCATCGTGACCGTGTCTATGGCGTCCTGCATCTTTTGCAGCGTTCCCACATCCTTGTCTTCCTTGATGGTCACGTCATAAGTGGGGATGCTGCCAAGCTCCTCACGGATGATGAGTCTCTCTATGACGCCGCTCTTGTCTATCTTCAGGTCCGCGTCGCTGAAGTGCAGCAGACTGCCTGCCTTGAGGGTTTCGTAAAGACTCGCCGTCTTGCCGGTGGTGTCTGCCTTCGCCTTGTCATGCTGATATGCCATGAATATCTCGTCCACCTTCGGCTCGAACACGTATCGCGTATAGTCGTTCTTGTCCAGCCATGCGAGGGCGTATTTCAGGAGTTTTGCCGATGCCGCCTCCACGTAAGAGTCGGGCATTTCTATGCCGGTCAGCACGAAGTGGTCTCCGCTTTCTATCTGGAAGTCCTTGTTCGGGAAGTACAGCTCTAAGGCGTCGTCCTTCACGCGGTCAAGGGTCAGCTTCCACACGCCGTTCTCCTTCACTGATCCGTTCACCTTAAACTCTCTGCCGCCACACTTGCCGTCCTTCATGCTGATTGTGAAGTCCTCCTTCTTCAGCATGTTTATGTCGAAGTTCACCTTCGGGGAAAGCGTCACCGAGAAAGGCGGTACGGGCTGTCCGTCCTTGAAGATGCCGTTGTCCTTGATGTCGGAACCGCTGTTTATCTCGTCTATGCGCTGTCCGTCCACCGTCATTTCTTCGATGGTCGGATATATCTCGATGATGCCTTCCTTCTTGTTCTCCGTATCGAACATCACGCTGCCGTTTCTCACGCCAAGCTCCTTGATGTTCACCGAGTCCACGTAGGGACGGTTCTTCAGCTCGGAAAGAAGGTGTTCCTTGCCGCTCGGGTTTATCCAAGCCTTCTCTTCCTCGGTAGCCTGCGTGTCCCACCATTCCTTTACGGACATCTTGGGGAAGCCCGGCAGCATCAGTCTTGTCACCGCCATGTGGGACGGCATCTGGTCCGTATTGGCTATCATGTTCTTCGAGGGGAAGCTCTGCTTGTTCACGCCTTGAAGGAAGTACACCTTTCTTTCTTTCATCACTGCGGTGTAGAAGTCTTCCACGTTCTTTACCGTCATTCCGTACTCGTCGTTTGACGAGTTCAGGATTATCGTGACTGTCCCCTCGCCCTCCTTTCGTGCTGACGACACGGCATAGCCTCTGCCTTCTATGTCGCCCGACTTTACCGTCACGTTATATTCTCTGCTCTCCGCTGTCGATCCGTCTCTCACTGACGTGAAGTAGCTGCCCGCTGCTGCCCAGCTAAGGCTCGGGATGGTCACATGCAGGACGGTGTTCGTCGAGGAGGCAAGATGACTTATCTTCGATGTCTCTCCGAACACATCCACGCACAGATTGGCGTAGTAATGTGTCGGAAGGTTCTTCTCGCTTCCGTAGGCACGCAGACGGGTGGTCACGGCTTGGCTGTCATCAGCGGTCTGTGTTATCTCGTACAGACCCCTGCGCTTGCCGTAGACAAATTCGTACGGAACCTCCAGCCCCGTCGTGTCCACGAAGACGTTGCGTCCTCTCACCACGAAGTTGATGTCCCATTTCGAGTTCACTAACGCGAGGGCGTTCCAGCAGTTCTGGTTGTCGATGGTCAGAGCGGCGGAGTCTATGATGGTCTCAGTAGTGCCCTTGCCATACATCTCCTCCCATACGGTTCCGTCACAGCCTCGTTGCAGACTGCGCTCCTTGTTTCGTGAGTACAGCGCCCAGAGTCCTGCGCCCATCTGCTCGTCCATGTTCGCCTGTATGCGGTCCAGGAGGTCGTCCACGGTCTGCACGTAGAAGCCGAATTTTGGAAGGGCTGTGTAGGGTATCGTCTGCTCTTCCGTGTTCTCCATTCCCAATACCACGTCCAGAAACTGCGCTCTCACAAGCTCGTCCTGCAAGGCGTTCAGCTTCACGTTCTCGTATCTGAAAGCGCCTCTGTCACTGCCTGCTCTTGCTGTCTTCGCCTTGCCGGGGTCGTAGTTCAGCTCATAGCGCTCGCCACGGTATACGATGTAGTCGCCGATGGAGAAGTTTATGGGGTACGCGCTTTCGATGGTGGTCTGCACGAAGCAGTCCTCCATCCAGCCGTCCGTCATCTCCACGGCGCTAAGCTCCACGGCATTGCCTTCCATGTCGTTCAGAAGACTTCCGTCTTTATGGTACACTCGTATACGCTCTTTCATATCGTAAGGGTTATGTCGGTGACAGGATCGTTCACCTTGAATGTTATCTTTATTATCAGCAAGTCGCCGTTCGCGTCTCTTACAAGCGTAGCGTCTTCGCCGATACTCACGAAGCGCACGTTCTGCCTGCCTATCTTTGTGTAGTCGCAGTACAGCTTCATCGTGCCGCCGCGCAGATAGTCGAGGAAGGCTTTCAGGTTCTTGTTCGCCGTGTCCTTGTCACCCTTCATGCCGAACTTCACGCCCATCTCATAGGCGCTCATCTTCAGACCTTCGACGGGTATGTATTCGTCGTCGCCGTCCTCGTCCTTCCATTCGCGTTTCGAAGGCTCTTTTGCCTTGGTCGCCATCATGAAGGGAATGTCCATGCAGTACATGCCGAACGCCGAAATGGTGTCCGTTACGGCAGCTCCTGCCGTCTCTCTTTGCATCAACACTTTATAATATTGCATACTGCTCTCTTTTAGTCCCAAAATTAGTAAAAATATTGCATAAATATACACTATGATGTGAATATTTATGCGATATCCGATATTTTTTTTATTCTTTCTTCTTCTCACGTACCGTCACGTCGCCTGCCTCTATCTTCACCTCGCCGCCGTATCTGTATACGAACACCTTGGCATGGCCCTCCGTCTCGGCATACACCTCTCCCGCGTCCCTCAGCGTCACGAACACCCGTGCGTAGCCGGTCGCCTTCACTCTGAGCACGCTTCCGTGACGGACGTACACCTCGCCCGCGCCCGTCCCGTCGAACGTCGCGTCGCATACGCATTCTCCGTTGAGGATGGTCATCGGGGCGTTCGTCACGCTGACGTTCTCGTCCGCCCATACGCCGTGGTTGTGTATCACGTCGCCGAACTGGTGCTTTATGGTCTTCACGTCGGGCCAGTTGTGGTCGATGCAGAAGTCTATGCCGCGCACGAACTTCCTCACCATCTCGTCCTTCGAGGTGTTGTCCTCCCATTCGTTTGTCCACTGCTGGCAGAGGCCCAGTCCCATAGCCTCTGCCTTCATCTTGTCGGATAACTGTCTTTCTTTCATGTGGTTTCCTTTCTTATTTCACGTAAATCTTTGACGAGCCGTTGCTCACCTTGCGGGTCCACGTCACTATCTCGTCTATGCGGTCATTACGCACCTGGGCGAGCGTCACGAGTTGGTTCATGGCTGCAAGCTGGCTCTTCTGTATCTCGCTCATCGCAGGAAGGAGCGACACGTTCGTGGCTATTGCCTTGATATTCTCGCGGTTCACGCTCACATCCAGGCGGATGGCGTTCAGATAGGCGGCAAGGAGGTCGGCGGTCTCTTCCGTCACACCCTTTATGGTGTTCGTGGTCGATGAACTGCCGCTCTCGGAGAAATCCCAGCCTCTGCGCTTCAGCTCCTCAAGGACAGCGGTGATGTTCGCCACGCTGTTCTCACCGGCTGAGTAGAGGTCGGAGGCGAGCTGTGTCACGTCATACTCGTCCAGTCTGCCCTTCTTCTCTATCTGCTGTGTCAGGAAGTCGAGGGGCTTCTGAAGGGCCTGCTCCATTATCTTCTGCGAGATGATGTCCTTCGTGAGGTCCTTCACCATTTCCTTCGCCTTTTTCTTGTAGGCGTCGATGGCGTCCTCGCCCTTTTCCCAGGCGCTCACCACAGCGTCTGTCAGTTGGCTTGCCCAGCTCTTCATGTCCACGCCGTACAGCTCCTTGAGGAAGTTCTTGGCGGCGTTCTTTATAGAGCGTTCCATCTCCTCTATCTGTTGGTCGTAGTCGGCCAGCTTGTCCTTGTCAGTCTTCTTCTTGGCGTCCTCGTTGGCACGCTGACGCTGTAGCTGGTCTCGCTGTGCCATCAGGCCCGTCAGCTCTGCCTGATAGGCATCCGTCGGGTCAGCGAGGCTCTTCTGTGCTGCCTCGTACGTCTCCTTGCTGTAGGCGCTCGGATTGATGCCGAAGATGCGCATAGTATTGCTCTTCTCGCCCTTCTCGTAGTCGCCGACTATTCGGTTCATCTTCGCCGTCGTCTTCGCGTCCATACGGTAGTTATAGATGCCGCCCAAGCTGTCCTCGATGGCGTTCTTGATGGTGGTCTGCATGTTCTCAAGGGCTTTCAGCTCGCGCTCCGCCAGCTTTATCTGACGCTCCTTCTTAGCGTCATGGGCCTTGGCGAAGGCGGTTATCGGTCCCGTTATGATGCTTGCCACACCGCTCACCGTGCCGCCGATGTCAAGGTTCTTCACGGCGTTGAAGGTTTTCGAGATGCCGCCAGTGATAGAGGTTAGCGACGACATCGCTGCCTGTGCGTCCTGCCATCCGTCACTCTCGGTGTCTATGCCGAGAGCATCTGCCATGTCCTTGACTTGGTTGAATGCGTCGCTTATGCCGTTGGCGATATTGGCTATCTCGCCGAGGGCGCTGCCGATGTTCTCGAAGCGCTTCTTCAGCGTCATGCCTTCTCCTACCAGCTTCTTGCCGGTTCTGATAAGGTCTTCACCGGTCATCTTGAGCTTCAGCCCTTCCGCTACAAGGCCGATGTCACCCTTTATCCTGCCCTCGCGGATCTTCTCTTCGCCAGCCGCCACGCTGGTCGCGCCCATTGATATCTTCGCGTTACCTTCTTCTGTCTTACGCTCGGCTATGCCGACGATGCCGCCGTTGAAGAAGCCCTTTCTGCGCTCGCTCAGCTTGCGCAGCTGCTCGTCTATCTGCTGTATCTGTTTTGCATACTCTATTGCGTCGATGCTGCCGTCTCTCAGGGCTGTGTTAAGATACTGACGTATCTCTGCCGCCACTTCACGCGCCTTCACTTCGCCCATCTCGGTTATCGCACCGAAGAAGTTCAGGTAGTCCTGGCTCTGCTTGAACTGAGCGTCCATTACCTGTCCTTTCTCCTTGTCACGCATCTGACGGAAACGCTCGGCGGTGGAGGTGTCACCGCGTCTGTCAGCCTGCTTTATGCGCTCGTCCCACTTCGCGTCCACGGCAATCAGCTTCTCCTCCCAAGTCGCCGTCTCCTTGATGGCGTCAGCGGCTTTCTCGAGGTAACCCGTATAGTTGTTTCTGACGAGGTCGGTTATCTTCTTCCACAGGTTATAGGCGTCGGTGTTGTCCTCCAATGCCTTCTTGGCTGTGGCGTCGGTAGCGTCTAACAGACCGTCTATCTTCCTGCCGGTCATTTCCTCGAACATCTGGGCCATACCGCGGGTCTGGTCGTCCCACATCATGCCGTCTCTGAAGGCAAGTGAGGCGAAGTTCTCGTCTCCTGTCTTCTCCATCAGCGCCTTATGGAGGTCTGCCTGGCGGATGCCTCTCTCTAATATCTCCGCAAAGTCAGCAGCCAGTCGGTCTGCCTCGGGCTTCAGCATCTCGGAGTATTTCCATTCGCTTCTCTCCCTATGCAGCGCGGTAATGGCTTTCTTTCTCTCCGTGGTGGTAGGCTTCAGCGCCTTCTCTAACGTCTCTAAGCTCTCTAAATATTTGTCGAAGCTAAGGTCGCCCACCTCAGGGAACAGCCCTCTGACCATATCGTCAGCCTTCTTGGCTCCCCAGTTGGGAAGCCCCTTATACTTCTGATACATCTGACGGGCAGACTTAAACGCATTAAGACGCTCCTCCCAAGCCTTCAGCTCCTTATCTTCATTGTCAACCTTGCCCTTCGGCACCTTGTTGCTCTTCTTGTCCTCTGGGATGAATCTGTAGCCGAAGCCTTGGGCTACGGCATTCCACATATCATTGTAGTCTTTCCTTGCCTTGGCTATCTCGGCTTTTGTAGCGCCGCCTCGTTCTCTTGAGCGCACCTCGTTAGCGAGGTCTTGCAGGGCTGTCCGGGCATTGTTCTTGGTCTTATACCACGAGCCTTCCTCGATGAAGCTCGACACAAGGTCATACTTTCTTTGGTCAAGCCCTAAGTTCTCGTACACCCTCTGCTGCATCGAGGTCTTGCCGGTCACCTGATTAGGCTTCTTGCCAGAGTCGAACTTGAAGTCTGTAAGTTCTTCAAGCTTCTTTCTTATCTGGGGTACGAGCCAGTCCGCCTCGCTCATTATCTGAAGGAGCATGTTCTTGAAGCGGGCTGGGTTCTCCTTGCACCAGCGCTTGAAGTCCTTGCCATAAAGACCGAAGTCTTTCTGCATTGACTTGATTATTCGCGGAACGTCATCCTCGGCTATCTGGTTTATGTCCGAAGTCACGTCTCCTGCTCTCTTGCCGATCCTGTAGATGGAGAAGCCGATGCTCTTGTTCCATTTTGTCATCCTTGCTTGGAACGTACCCCATTTTCTGCCGCCCTCTTCTGAGAGGATGCGGATCTTCTCTTCAAGGGTCTTGCTCGCATCAGCAGGCTTCAGCAGGGAGTTGGCCACGCTCTCCATCTTGGACCGCGTGCGTGAGTCCAAGGCGGAAAGCTGGCGTTGATAAGCGTCTGACGAATCCTTCATGTCCTGAAGGTTCTTCTCAAGGGAGTCGTTGAAAGGATTGCCTGCACCGGTCCAGCCGCCAGTCGCACCAAGGGCGTTTGCGATAACCTCGGCATCGCCAGAAGCCATATTCTTGGCTCCTTCCACGCCCTTGCGCAGTATCTCATATTGTTCGTTGAGGTCTTTCGCCTTCTTTATCTGCTCGTCTATGGTCTTCGTATAGGCATTGCTGCTTTCGAGCACCTTCTTCATCTGCTCTATCTGCTTTCTCAGCTCCGCGTCGTTCGAAGCCTTCTTTGCGTCGAGAACATCATAGTAGCCCTTCATCCAGTCCGAGTTCGGGTCTTGCAGGCTCTTCGCCTTCTCCTCGATGGCGCTCAGCTCGCCGTTGATGCTTGACGCTATCTGCACGATGCCGCCGATGGCAAGGCCCCACCAGCCGCCGATAAGGTTGAATACGCTGCTGAAGCCGCTCTTCAGTTTCGTGCCGGCCATGTTCATTACTGCTGCCGTTCTGCCGCCGTTGAGGATTATCTGCTCCTGTCGGGCGGTTATCTGACCCATGATGGCAAGCTGTCTTACAAGCTCCTTCGACACAAGGCCCTCCTTCACGGCTTTCTGCATCTGAATCACAGACATCTTACCCTCAAGGGCAAGACGGCTCATGGCAGCAGAACGGGAGCTGGCATCTGCAAGCATATATGCTCTCTTCTGCACATTCTGAGTCGCTATCTGCTGTGTTATCTTGCCTTCGAGCACCAGCTGCTGCTGTTCGATGGCGTAAGAACGGAGTTGCAGCCTTGTCTTATCGCCAAGATTCTTTTCAAGAGGATTCAGAGACGCAAAACCCGTGAGCTTCTTCAAGGCGAACACGCTCATAAACGAGAGCATCGCGGGTGTCAGCTTGTCCATAGCCAGCACAAGGTCGGTGGCGCGGTCTATGAAGAACATGAAGACGCCGCCGACGACGTTCTTGCCGTCAGCAAACTTGCTGAGCATTATCTCCCAAGCGTCTATCAGCTTGTTCCATCGTCCGAGGAGCGTCTCGCTCAGAACGAGCTGCATATTGTAGAACTGACCGCCCTCGTCGGTCATCTTCCACAGCACCTTCTGAACGTCCTCAAAGCTCACCTGACGCTTGCTTATCATCTCCTTGACGTCACGCTCGGTATAATCCTTACGGTTGTTCTTGCCCTCGCTGTTGTAAAGCTCCGTAATGCGCGCAAGGAGCGGAAGACCCGCATAGGCAAACTGTCTAAGCTCCTTGCCGTCAAGCCATGAACGGGCCTTCACCTGTCCGTAGGCAAGACCAAGACGCTCGAAGCTGACACCCAGTCCTGAAGCGATATCAGCAAGGCGCTTCGCTGTATTATAGAGGTCGTCCGCCTCCACACCGAACGCTGCCAACTGCTTCACGTCTCGGTTAAGCTCGCCGAACTTGAAGGGAGAACGGAGTGCCAGTTGCTGTGTCTGCTCGAACAGCTCGTCAGCTTTCGCCGCATCTCCCAAGATAGAACGCAAGGCGATGTGCTGCTGAGCTATCTCACCGCCGGTCTTCACTACAGAGTCAAAGAACTGCTTCGCACCATAGACAATGCCGCCCTGCAAAAGCAGCGACTTTACATCATCAAGAACGCCGCGCATATTACCAGCCTCCGCATTTGCCCCAGCAAAAGCAGCCGCCAAATCCCCCCTCACCTTAGCAGCTGTCCTCGCCACCTCCTGCTGGTGTGCCCGCTCCAGCTCAATGCTCTTCTCCTTCTCGCGATTCGTCTTCTCCACCTCGCCAATCAGTCTGCTGTAAGTGCCAGACAATTGGTTTGCCGCCTGCACCTCGCGTCCATTGCCGAGATTGCCAACACGTCCAAGAAAACTCGTATCGCCCATACTCAGACCTAACTGGATGTTCCTCAATCCGATTAGCTGGGTCTTCAAATGCTCTATCTTGGCATTAGCTTCGCTCGTGTCTATACCGAGCATCTTGGCGGTGAATCGCTTCTCCTGCAAGTTATGCAGAGCACGCTCAACAGACTGTATTCTCGCGCGTGTCACCTCAAGCTGGTTCTGTCTCTGCTTCTCAGCCAGCGCAAGTTCCCTTGCAGCCTGTGCCTCTTTGCGCTTCTCGTCAGCTCTTCGCTTCGCATCGTCACTTTCCGCTTTTCTGTTCGCCTTTTCCTGTGCCGCGTTCAGCTCTTTCTGCGCCGCTGTGGCGTTTGTCAGGTTTTCCTTCAGACGGTTCACCTGCGCCGCATACCACTCGTATGCCGGTCTGTCTCCTTTGCCCATCATGGAGACAACGGTGTTCTCAATCGTCTTCTTGAATTTCGCCGCCTCGCTCAAAGCCTTGTCAAGCGCAGCGGTATTCACACCAAGCTCCAGTCCGCGCATTCCCACACGCTCGCCCTTGCCAATGCCCAATCCCATCGACGCATACAGTCGCGACATCTTCGCCGTATCCGATGCTATGCGTCTCTGTTCTGCCTCCGACTGTCTACGTGCTTTGTCTTTCGCATCCTTTGCTGCCTTTTCGTCCGCCTTCCTCTTAGCTTCTTGCAGCTCCATATACCGTTTGGTATAGTCCGAGAGTGCCTGCAAGTCGCGCTCCCTTTCCTGCTGCGCTGCCTTATGCTCGTTCGATATCTCCTGGTTTACAGCCCTCTCAACCTCAACCGCCTTACCCCTCTCTCTCCTATACGCGCTCTCCGCCACAGTGGCCTTCGTCATCTCCACGAGCACGTCAGAGATAAGGTTTCTCATCTGCGATGCGTCAGTCAGCATTGTCGGATTCAGCTTCGCGGCGTTAAGGCGTGCCATAATCTTGTCAAGCTCCGTGATGCTGCCGCCAAGCATATCCGTCATAAAACCCTTCCGTGTTCCTTCCGCCATAAGGTCACGGAGACGTGCCAGCTTCTCCGTCACACGCGCAAGATCCGTCTCCACCTTCGCTGCACCACCGCTGAACAGCGAAAGCGGATTATCCTTCTTAAACGTAGCCACGATGTCCTGCACATCCTTCTTCGCCACATCAAGCAGCTTCTTGAAGCTGCCAAGTACGTTGCTGTCATCCACGCCACCGCTTTGGAGAAGACGTGTCATCTCCGCCCTGAACCCTTCCAACGACTTCTTGGCGCTGTCCAAGCTCTTCGTGTCCACGTTCGGGTTAAGCGCCTTGGTATTGTCCAGCTTCTTTTCCTGACCGATGACGTCCTGAAGCAGCTTTATATAGTCAAGAGCATTTGATATCTTCGTTCGCCATTGTGAGACATCCGCCTCCTTGCCCTCTGTCTTCGCAAGAGTCGCCAGTTCTGCGTTAGCCTTCCTGAGAGCCGCCGCAGTCTCTTCAAGCCCTTTGGCTTTTAACAGCGTCCCCGTAAATGCGTTGCTGTCTCCAAGATTTTTGAGTATCTTGGCTATGCCGGATATCTCTTTTGAGTTCTTGGCGATATACGCATTCGCCTCTCTGAATACCCTCGCAAAGTTATTCCCGTTGACCCCTTCAAGCGCCCTGACAAGACTCTCTCCCTCCCGCTTCGCTTTTTGCGTAGCCTCGTCCACGCCCCTCATACCCTTGGTTATCTTCTCGATGGCCTTGCTCATCTCGTCCCTGATCCCAAGACTCAACCACAAACTACCAATATTTCCGTCTGCCATAACATCCTTACATTATCCTATTCTAAAAAACAATCCTTCTCTCTCCTCTCACAAAGGCGCCAGCCACCAAAAAAAGCGAGGAGCAGCAGCCACTTTCAGCCCACTGCTCCTCGCCCCCATTCCTGTCCTTAGCTCCTACTACGCTGTCACAGGCGCCTTTGTAAGCCAAGCAACGCTCTTCAAACCAGCGCCCTCAACCGAACCGCTAAACTTGAATGCGACAGGCTTGATTCCTGTCTCATCCCACTGCATAGTTGCATAGAGCGAGAGGTTTGTGATGACCATCAGGTTATCCTTTGTCTCGTCTACGATACAGATAGTGCCGGTCATCTTAAACTTCTTTGTCTCCAATGCGGTACCGGCATAACCAGTTGCAACGTCAAGAGCTGAATCGCCAGAACCCTTGATGGTAAACTTGGTAATTTCGCTGACAGCCTCCTCGCCAAACATTGCAGAGAGCAAGTCCTTGGCTTTGGAAGGAACAACCAACTCTACGTTAAAGTCACCAAGCTCTGCGGTGGTCGCCCAATCGCCGCCAAGACCGATTACCTTATAGTGATTGACAGTCGGGTCTTCCATCGTTGCCTTCAGTGAGTCCACCTCCACGGGAAGCTCCAACTCCGGGGTAAACTCGATTGTCCCCTTCGACAGGTCTATCAGACTCTTTGAGTACAAGATAGACTTAGGACCTACAAATCGGTCTTTAAGCTCAAGAATTTTCTTCATTGCCATAATCCTTTAATTTTTTTTAAATAGTAAATTATCCCAAAAACATTCATTCTCATAATATCCAGCCGACAAGCCAAATAAGCAGCCCGCCCATCACAAGCTTCTCACCTCGTCCTCAGCTGTCCCTGCACTATCGTTACCGAAAAACCGTCGCCGTCGTCCGTTTGCAGCGTAACGCGCGGCTTGGTTACGATGATGTTGTCAGTTGAGATTGGAAACTTTTTCATAACCGCACTGACCTTCTCAGATACCGCAGCCACGTCAAACGCCCCCGGATTCTTAGCCGACACCTTGTTCCTGACATATATCTCTATCTGAGCCGTAGTAGTATAGTCATTGAACGTCCCCTCACTGTTCATCTCGTTGTTAAAGATGACAGAAGGGAAGAACACCACGATATAGCTGTCTGGCCTGTCACTCACAGCCTTAGGACGGTCATGGGCATAAACCCTGTCGCAAACACCCTTAACGGCATTACCGACATCATAGTACATATCTTTAATGTTCATGCCTTACGTATATTTTGTGAACTTCGATACGGATTTTACGTGATCCACAACCTTCACCCTTATGGCGCAGTTCGCAATGGCTATAGCCATATCATCCCTTGCTGCACTCATCATGTTGTGTATGTGGTTCAGGGCGTCATACTGGGCATATTCCACAGGGCAGATACACAACATCTGCCATCTCGCACGGCTCTTGGGAGTCATGGAATGTATTCTCGCCCTTCCTAACGTCGGACCATACTGACCTCCGTGTCCTTCAGTTCCGACATATCTGCCAAGCGAGTCGGCGTCAGAGCCGTCATAGTATTTGTCGAGAGGATAAGCCTGCCCCTTTCTCAGCGTACGCATCGTCGGGTTCTTGCCCTCGGTAGTGACAATGTCTATGAGTTCGCGGTCTTCGTATATGCCTATGGTAAAGGAACGATACGCGTTACCCGTAATATTCCTCATACCAGCCGCCTGCATATAGTCCTCAACACTCGCACAAATCTCACGTGCCGCCCGATGCAGCAGGTCCTTCATGGTTTTGCTCGCTATAATCATAAGCTTAGAACTTACAGTAGCTCTGAATTGCTCACCCAAAGAATCTCTCTTAGCCATACAATCCTCCTCCTTTCTTCAAACGGCGCCAGCCTCCAGAATAGCCTATAGCCGCTATAGCCGCCTATCATAAGCTGCCCCTGCCTTCTCACACCCTCCTCAGACTCCAGTACACCACGGTCCTGTTATTGTCACCCACGCAGTCCTTCACCATACCTTCCTCGCTATGGTTCCCGACCCTCACTCTTATCGTGTCGCCGTCAAGAGGAAAGCCACCCGCCTTCCAGTCGTCGAACCTCATTGGTATCGAAGCCTTTCTCTTGTTCTCGTCCACGTTCTTGTCACCGGTCGTCGTTGTGTCCGTAAAGCTCCTGCCTTTACCGTCGTAGAGAACCACCTCCTCGTCGTTCACGGGAGCGTCGTCATCAGCGAACGGATTGTCCTCGTCGCCCTTTCCGGGCACAAGCCTCACTATCGTGACCCTGTGAGGATAGCGTGGGTTGTTGATCATTCCTGTCTCCATGATGCAGCGTTATCTGATTATGTGAGGAACAGGCATCCCGCATCCGTCACGGGACGCACGCTTCACGCCGTGAGAAGTCATACGGAAGGTCGATTTGCGCTTGAACACCGAACTCTTGTCCAGCTCCTCGTAGATGGCGTTAGCCTCCGCCTTCAAGGCAGCGATGTCCGCCGAGGACAGTTCATATCCTCCCTCCGTATGACTCCAGTTATTGTCGGCATCAGAGGTATTGTTCACCTTGCTCGCACCAAGGACATACCATTTCAGCATGTCGGCATAAGCCAGCCGAACCTTATCCTTTTCACAGGAAAGATATTCCATACCGCCGTCCAGCTCCCTGTCCACCAAAATGGACAGCAGAGCCGCACGGGGTATACCGAACCTCACCTTGTTGATAAGGTAGTCAGTCACCGAAAGAAAACCATTCTCCGAAGCCATAATCATTCTCTCAAGTTACGTTAAACCATCTAACCCTTCTTTGTGATGTCGATAATCCAACGATAGGGGAAATCCAGCATCGCAGGGACTGCGGCAAACATGAGGTCGGTATGCCACTCCTTGTAGTCACCATTGGCGACTGTTGTGTTGCAGAGCAGACCGAGACCCTTGTTTGTCTGTGCGAACACCTTCTGAACGATGTTGTTTCCGTACTTCTCAAACATCGGCTTGTCAGCAATCTGCTTGCGCTCGTACTCGAAAGCGTCACCGGCAGGACGGAGAACGACAATGTTGTCACTCCAGCCCTTAACCTTGACAACCGAGCCGTCGAACTTGAGGTTGCGCTCCTCCTCGTCAACAATCTCAATGCGTGAGATTCCCTGAATGTCAGCGAATGCCTTGAGGAACATCTCGGTGTTCACGCCGTAATCCTCGACGTAAGCAACATAATGAGCCTTGCACCAGTTGATGTACAGCTCCTTAATCTGCTTGTTGCCAAGGAAGGTGTTGTAGAAGGTGTCATAGGTCATCTGCCATACAAGGGCGAGACGGCTCTGGCCGAACTCCTCGCGCCACTCGCTTTCAATCTTGCGCATCTGTTCGAGGATGTTACATTCAGCGTTAGCCCATTCGAGTTTGCCGCACTTTCTGAAATTCTCCTTCGGGATTGGCACCTTGTGAAGCGGAATCTGAATACCGCGAGCGATACCCGTGTAGTCAAGCTCACCGGTTGTAGCCAGCTTCGCAACCATGTAGTTCATGGTCATGTCGAGAGAGTCCATCAACGTCTGGGTCTCTTTGCGCCACTGCTTTACGAGGTCGCTGTCGTTGCCGAACTCCTCAAACTGCTTCTCGCGGTAGTTGCGCTCCTCTGCGGTTTCCTTGAAGCCGTCAGTAATGAAGTCGGGGATAGTGGCAGAATAAACTTCCAATGCGCCCTTGTCCTTCTGGAACGAGCCTGCGAGCGGAGCACGGAGGTTGGCGAGTGTCGCAGCCTGCAAAGCGGATGCCTCAACTGAGAATGTAGCCACGCCCTTATGGTTGGTAGGCGTGAGGTCAGGCGCGATACGACCCTGCGTGAGATACCAGCCGTAGTTCACATGGAAGATGTCCTTCTTGTCGATAAACTTCTGCAAGTATCTTGTATTCTCGGGATCGCTGAAAAAACGCGCCTTTCGGGAATTGTTAAAATCAAACTTTGGCATATCTTTTCGTTTTTGTGTTGTGTGTTTTTCCGATTAGTTCTCTGCGTACCACCACTCTGCGTAGCGGCTCTTGTTCATCGCCTCTACAGCCGGCGGAATCGGACTCATGCGCGACTTCCACATTACCACGTCAGTGCCGAGCAGGCAGAAGTCGTTGAGGTAGCGCGGAGCATAGAACTTGTCACTGCCGGTAAGTGCGTGGAATGGCATGTCAACGTCGCACGGAGCAAAGCAGTTCGGGTTTGTAACCATAGGCAAAACGGTTACGCCTGCCTTCTCTGCCTCCACCAGTACTGTGCCCACGGTCAAAGTGCCGAGAGTCTCGCTGAGGGTCACCTTCCATACGTCGCCGGCAGTCGCGTCGGTGGTTGCCTCCACCGCAGTCACGAGCACACCCTTGCTCTTTGTCTTGAAGTCCTTCTGACCAACCATGAGATTGTCGCCGACAAACGGAATATGGTGATAGCCGTCGCGTGTGATGTAGATGGCCGTATCCGTAGCGGCATCGGTAGCCTTAGCCACCTCGTAGCTCTTGAGAATCTTGATTGTGCCACCGCTGTTGTCAGCGAAACCAAGGCTGTGCTCAATCAAGTCGCCAGCGTAAATCTTGGCTGGACCAGGGAACGGGTTTTTCAGGACACCGCCAATCGGAGGGCGACGGAACGCTTCCTTAACGGCACCAGGCAGGTCAACGAACACATGGCGCTGACCACCGATAGTCATTTCTGACTGCAAGATTACAGCGCCGGTAGCATTGACTGCACCCTGCGCCAGCATCTGTCCGTAGTAATCCTTGTTGTTATCCATAACTTTTTACCTTAAAAATTAAAATGTTTACTTTTCTTTCGGTTCGATGATGTCATCCCACTCGTCGTCAGGAATTGTCCTGCCGCCGCCAGAAGAAGAGCCGCTGCCCATGCGCGGTATCGCGGTGTTGCCTGTAGCACGCTTGAAGTCGGTAGTATAGATACCCTCCGCCTTTGAAACCAGATCGGTTACATCGGCATCCTTGTCGGGAATTTCAAGCTTGGAGATTGCAGTGTCAAGAAAGAAATCGTTAAGTTCGAGCTTTGCCTTGTCAAACTTGTCCTTCAAGCCTTTTCTGACCGCTTCGATTGTAGCGGCTCTTGATGCCTTCTTGTCGCGCTCCTCGTTGGCCTTTTCGAGTGCTTCGAGTTTTGCAAGCAGCTTGTCGTACTTATCGTCGGGAGTGTCCTCCCCGTCCTTCTTTCCTTTGCGTTCCTCCTCTTCCTTCTTCTTGCGCTCGGCTTCCTCTCTGCTCTTCTTCAGCTCGTCAGCTATGTTCTTGTGCAGATTCTTGTCCATGCGCTTGAGTCGGTTTGCCAACTTGGTAACAATTCTGTCATTCTCGTCATCATCGTCACCCATCTCACCAAGAACGTCATTAAGCTCTTCGTCAATGCTCTTCTTGCTGAGTGTGGTAAACTTAGAAGTGTCCTCCTTCTTGTTCACCAATTCCAATAGTTCCTCTATCGTCATCCTGATTTGTGTTTATGTAAAGTGAGTCCTTCACCTTACTAATTGCATAAATATACATTTTATATCGCAAAAATACGCATAAATATACATCTATCCAAGAAAAATCCATTATTTTTGCATAAACATACATAAAATATTAAACAAAGCCCCATAAACGCCCCATTATCAACGGGATAACATGACAAAACTCTCACCATACCGCCTACGCGACGGCTCTCCTGTCTACACACAGGAGTACATACAGTCTCTCCGAGACGCAGACAAACGCCACCCCGACCGGCTCAAAATCATAGACCAACGGGGAGGACAGGAACGTATGCTCGCCATCGACGCAGACATCAAAATCGTCGGAGGCTCCCGCGGTGGTAGTAAGAGTTTTAGTTCTCTCATGGAAGTCCTGAAGGACATCAAGAACCCAGACTTCCACGCCATCATTCTCCGTAACGAGAAAGACGACCTTCAGTCCCTCGTTACCGACTCATACAAGCTCTTCTCCCAGTTCGGCACATACAACAAGTCCCAAAACGACATGACGTGGAACTTCAACAACGGAGGATGGCTCAAGTTCTCATACTATGCCGGTGCATATCAGGACTTCAAGACACGATTCCAAGGACGTCAGTACGCCTACGTCTGCATCGACGAGGGTACGCAGTGCCCATACAAGAAGTTCAAGTACCTCCTCACAAACAACCGTAACGCCTCGCGCATCCGAAACCGCTTCTGGATAACCTGTAACCCCGACCCCGAGTCATGGGTACGCAAGTTCATCGACTGGTGGGTGGACGAAGACGGCTACATCATACCGGAGCGTGACGGAGTCATACGCTACTGCTTCATGGACGGAGACACACCCGACTCTATCTACTGGGGAGACACGCGCGAGGAGGTCTACGAGCAGTGCCGTGACATCATCGACAAGCTCTGGAAACCCAGCTACGAAGAACTTGGCTATTCCAAGCTCGAGATGTTCATCAAGTCAGCCACCTTCATACGTGCCGACGTGTCCGAAAACATCAAGCTCATTTCCACCGACGTGTCTTATCTCGCCAACCTTGCGCAGCAGGACGAGGAACAGCGCATGCGCGACCTCGAAGCCAACTGGAACTGGAAGGCGGCTGGAGACGACATGATAAAGATCGACGACCTCGAAGCCATCTTCGACAACGCCGAACAGACCGGCGACGGCATCAGACGGGCTTCTGCCGACATCGCTTTCACGGGAGGTGACAATTTCGTGATGTGGCTATGGGAAGGATGGCACTGCAAGGACCTTATCGTACTGCGACTCGATTCCAAGACGCTCGTCTCCACCGTCGAGGCGAAGCTGCGCGAATGGGGAGTGGAGGAGTCCAATTTCACGTACGATATGCAGGGCATCGGACAGTACTTCAAGGGATTCTTCAAGGATGCCGTACCCTTCAACAATCAGGCTGCACCATTGGCACAGTCACGAAAGGAGGAAGACGGCATAAAGTACCTCTATAAGGACCTCAAGTCGCAGTGCGCGTGGTTCTTCTACAAAATGGTAAAGGAACGGCGCATATCCATAGACGCCTCGCTGCTTGAGCGCAAGTATTCGGGAGACGGATTCGAAAAGTGGACGCTGCGCCAGATCCTACAGAAGGAGCGAAAGATGCTCAGACGCGACGAAAACAGCAGCGACCGGGGATTCAAGCTACTGCCGAAGAAGCTTGCAAAGAGATACGTAGGACACTCGCCCGACTTCTTCGAGTCTTGGTTCTACAGGATGATTTTCAGCTTAACAAAGAAAAAACACAATAAGGTAAAAGGATTATGGAGATTTTAAAGGTAAGAGAGATTCTTGTCAAGAAGCCGTTCTTCGAGATTACGCCGGAGGGATACAAGAAGCACGGAGCGTGGACAACCAACATCAGAGAAGACGCAACGCCTAATATGCCGGAAGACTCTGTCTATCGCAACATAAAGACGCAGGCTGACTTCCTGCGCGAGTTCTATCCTACAGGACACCGCATCTTCGACACCAAGGAATATCCCGAGATATGGAAGCAGGACCCCGACACTGGCAAGTGGTATCAGCAGCCCATCACAAGAACGGCGTTCGCCTTCCAGCAGCTCATCCATACGAAACACGTGCTCCATCTTACGGGCAACGACGTGCAGTTCGAGCTTGCTGACAGCGGAGATGACAGCAGGGAGGAGGCTGACAAGGCTCAGAAATATCTCAATGTATTCAAGAAGGGATGGCTCATGCACGATATGGAAATACGTTTCTTCGAGGCCATCAGCGCATACATGAAGGTGGCTGACTGTGCCATCGTGGGATATTTCGACGAGAACGGAAAGTTCGGAACACGAACGCTATCATACGACCGCGGCGACAGACTCTATCCGCAGTTCGATTCACTCACCGGAGACATCCTGTGCTTCGCAAGACGTTTCAGCGACTTTAACGACGAGGGCAACGAGATAACGGAATGGGTAGAGGTGTGGGACAAGACCAAGTTCTATCGTTTCAAGCGAAGCGTAGCGCAAGGAAAGACACAGAAGGTCATCACGTATGTAGCCAAGTTCTTCGGCATCGACGGATACAACCTCGTAGAGGAGAAACCGCACAGATTTCCGTTCGTGCCAGTGGCTTACGCACGTAACGATGACGGACCCTGTTGGTTCATGGTGCAGCACAACATCGAGGACTACGAGGAAGCCTTCTCTTATCTCTGCGAGAACAACAAGGCATACGCATTCCCCATCTTCTATGTCAAGGGAGACGGAGAGGACATCAACATCGTAGGAGATGAGGTGACCGGAGCCGTCAAGTCCATTGCGATGAACGACACGGACAGCGAGGCGGGATTCCTCAACGGAACGGACGCGTCCAACGCATTCGCCACACAGCTCAACAAGTCATACGACCTCATCTACGAGCTGTCATTCACCGTCAAGCCGCCAGAACTCAAGTCTGGCGACCTCCCAGGCGTAGCCATAAAGCTCCTCTATTCGCCTGCTCTTGAGATTGCCATGAACGACGCACAGAAGCTACAGCCGTTCCTCGACAAGCTCGTCACCATCTGCAAGTTCGGCATAGGCACGGAGGAGAATTATGTCGCCACAATGACAGGTCTTCCCATCAACGCATGGATATCACCATACACCCACGCCAACAAGACGGAGCTGATCACAAACCTCGCCACAGCCGTACAAAACCACTTCCTCTCCAAGCAGACAGCATCGGAACGCTGCCCCGACTTCCCGAAGAACGGAGAGTTCGAGCGCATCATGCGTGAGCAGAAGGAGGAAGACCAGCAAGACCTCCTCATGGATATGCAGCGTGCCGACAACGAAACCGAGAACGCCATAGAACAGCAGGAAGCCACCGCCCGTATCAACAAACAGCAAAGCGGCTCCGACGTCAACACGGGAGGAGGAAGAAAGGCAGGACGCCCCAACCGGTCAGGAAAAGACTATGACGGAAACGGAAATTGGGAAGGTCGCAATAATTGGGACTCCTATAACCGTAAACACTAAAAAGAGACTCAGATAGGCTCAGTAAGGCTTAGCAAGGCTCAATAACGGCGCCAGCCTCTAGCCCCGCCTATAGCCGCTAGTCCCGCCTATCACAAAAATTCCCAACACTATGTCAGCAGAATACGCCACACTTCGCTCCAAGGCGCAGCTCGCCTGCGAGTCACGCATCACAAAGCTTCTCTTCTCTGCCGCCAAGCAAATCACGCAGGCGGCAGGGAAGTACCGTCGCGGAAACGTCCTCTCCAACGAGCAAGCGCTGCTCCGCGAAGCACGTGCCATTACCTCAAGGCTCGCAGACGGCATCGAACGTCAGATCCATGACTACGCCGTAGCCGCCACCACACACCTCAACGTCTCCTCGGAAGAGGTAGAGAGCTTCCTAACGTCGGAATATTACGGCAAGACATCGGCGCAGCGAACCGCCATATACCTCCATAACTTCGCCGAGGACATCGTAAGAATGTCCAAGGCAGGCATTATGATGGGCTACACCGACACGCAGCTCCTCTCATCCGTCCGCACTGGCTACAAGAATCCCTACCTCGCCTCTGTCATCACGAAGGCAAGGACAAAGGACATCAGCATAGCCACACCGTCCTACGGCAAAGGCATCTTCCATTCAGCGTTCCAGAACATAACGAGGAACGCCCGCCAGATGGTAGCCGTAGCATGGGGAATAGCCGAGCAGCAGTACGGAAAGGAACACGGCGCCGTCGCCTACCGCGTCTTCCGAGGCTCCAGTTATTTATGCCCAGTTTGTGATGACGAAACCGCTTACGTCCATCACTTCGGCGACCCCTTTCCCCCGTTCCACACCAACTGCGTGTGCTTCATAAAATTCATTTACAACAAAGATTAAATAGCCACACACTATGTCAGATTACACACTCTCAGTAGCCGTCCACTCTCTCAAGAAGAAGTACGGCATGTCAGACCCCGCTTACCTCATCTACGCCGACCTGCGGGCAGTAGGATGGTCGCAGCACGATGCTTGGGCAGTAGCCTTCAACGGCAAAGGACTTACCTGGCCGAAAGCAGAACTCCAAAAAGAAATAGCGAAGCTCGAATCACTCGACTCAGTACAGACACGCATCGCTGAATTGCAAGGCAGGAATGCCCCAAAGACCGAGGAAATAACAGCCGAGGAGCTTACCAAGGAAACCTCCAAGGAGTCCATCCTGCGAAAGCTCGTAGCAGCAGAACAGAAAGCCACGAAAGGCTCACCCGACTGGCTCAAGATAGTCTCCCTTATCGCAGACTACAACAAGATCAAGCAGGACGAGATAGACACCGAATCCAACACCGTCCATTTCCACCTCCCGGTCCAATACCCCAACCGCTGCGAGGAATGCCTCATCTTCCAAAACGGAATGGCAACAGCGCAAAAGAAAAAGAAATAGTTAACCGGTGTTAATGCAAGCTGCCACTCAAGGTAATAATAAAATAATATCGTATTTTTGCAATGGAGGTTTCGTATAAGTGATTATTTACATGTTATTTTGACAAAAAAGCGACTACCAGTGATGGTAGCCGCTTTTCTTTTGCCCTTAGTCCTTCTCTGCAAAGAACCCGATTCCTCCCGAGTCGCCCACGTCCTCAGGAAACTTCTTCCCCGCCACAAGCTCAAGCGTCTTGTTAAACATATCAGCAATAAGCTCGTCATTAAACGTAGGAAGTACCCCCACAGGAGGCAGATTCTTAGTTTCTGCCACCTCCATTATCACACGCAGCCCAAGTTCAAGAGCCGCCTTGTCCTCCACAATCTCAACAAACTTCTCAATCATATTATATCCTTAATAAAAGTTAACAATAAATATCACAAGCCCCCCTTCAAATACTCACCGAGGTTCACCTTCTTTCCCACTAAGCTACCCTCTTTCTGCTTCTTCCTCTGCCAGTCATCCCATAGCTTGTCCATCTCTTCCGCCGTATGCTTCTTGCTACCGTCGGCGTTCTTGGCTTCACACTTCGGGTACACCACAAGAGGCTGGTCGGCCACCATCAGCCCAATCTGAGCCGCCGTATAGCCCCACCAGTAGTCGTAAGCCCTTATACCGAACTTACGCTCAAAGAGAAAGCCGAACTTCTCGGCTAACGAGTAGGCTGCGCCCCAGCTTGTTCGGCTTGGATAGCTTTTACTTCCTCCTTTGTCATCGCCATCATCACGTCCGTCATCCCGGTCGCTAATATGGTAAGCAGAGAGCACGCTGTCGATGGAATTTTTTTTTTCGCCACATCCACCACACGAAGTATCTCCACCGCATTCACATCCTTCACATAGTACAGCCAGCGCCAAAGCAGCGCATAGCGCAGACGTATCTTCCAGATGTTGTTAAGCAGCACCAAGGCACAAAGCTTGCAGTTGCGCTTCGCCTCGTTCTTCTCCTTCATCACCACATGCGTAAACCGTCGCACCGTGCCATTGCTAAGCCACCCTATCTTCCTCTTCTTACCGAGAAACACCACATCTGTGCTCTCAGCAGCCATCACATCATCCAGAATCTTCTGAATATCCAAAGAAGGCTGCTCTATCTTCTCCTTCTCTTCCATTTCTTCTTAATGTTTATCTTATCATTTCACATCCTCCTTGATAAACCCTACTTCCTCACCATAGTCCTTACCTGTCATCTCGGATATGATGAAGTGCTGTCTAAGGTCAGCCTCTGTCACGCCATACACCTCATAAGCAATACACTTCGGGGTCTTCTTCTTCACAAAGTGGCAGTCGTCCCACAACACCCTGCTGAACTTGTTGCTCGAAGGGATATCATTGTCGTCGAGGTTATTGTCGTTACAGAACTGCACGAAGCTCTCATAGAGCAACGACACTGGAATCCTCAGACCAATCTCGTTCGACACACGGCGCTGGTGTTTGATGTCGTAAGCCATCAGCCAGGAAAGCACCGGCTGACTCTTCAGATAAGCCATGATACGATGCTTCTTCGAACCCTCTGCCTCAGGAAATCTGAAGTGACGCTCTCTGAGCTTCCTCTCGCCCTCAAGCAGCCAGTTGAATACACCCGAAAGCTCCTTGTTGATAATCTTCGAAGCTAATTCAGGGTCCTGCTTCTCCTTAGGCACGGTCACCTCAAAGTTCACATACTGCAAGCGGCGTATCATGCCCAACGACGTGTCGTTGCTCTCTGGCTCGCTGTTGAGACTGAAGATAAGGTAAGGCACAGAACGCGACTCAAACACGTCCTCACCAAGCTTTCTGTAAGTAATAGGCTCACCGCTCACAAGACGCTTGAACATACCCGTGTTCTTCTTGCCGAACTTGCGAACGTCAGAATCGCTCGACCAGTTGAATATGGCGTTACGGATAGGATAGCGACCGCGCATACCCTCGTCACCGTCGGCGGTCAGGTCGGCATAGTCCATCTTCGATATGCGGTCAGGACCGAACAGCGCACACATCACCTCGAAGATGACGCTCTTGCCGTTAGCACCCGAACCGATCATCATCAGACACAGCTCTATCTTGTTCACCACCTTGCCGTCATACACGTTAAAGGCGTCACCGCGCTGGACAAGACCAAGACCGAGGAACATCTGGAGGATGTCACGCGAGTCCTTGTCAGGAAGCACGTCCATAAGGAAGCGGTTCCACAACGGGCACTTCGCCTTAGGGTCAAAGTCGTATGGATGATAGTACGTCACGTGATAATGCGGAGAGAACGGCATCGCCTCGGGCTTCGTCTTGCGGGATAAGGTAAAGTCCACAACGCCGTTTCTGAACGCCACGATGTCAAACTGAGGAACAAGAGTGTTATAGTTCTTTATCGTCGCGATGAATATCTCCTTGCGAAGGCTCGTACGGTTCATCACCGGCGCCACACAGAGCTTCTCCAACAGAAGCTGATACGCCTGTTCGATGACGCTCACGTCCACCACCTCGTATATCCTGCCGTCGAACATATAGAACGCAAAGGCAAAATACTTCACAGGACAGTTCTTTGCCAGCTCGCGTATGTTACGGCAGAAACGAGCCAACATGTCGTTATACTTAGCGCTGTTCGTATTGCCCCAGTCGCCACGAAGAGCCTGAAACTCATACTTGTCGTCCATGCTCATCGTGAGAAGCTGCGAGAACAGCATGTCGATATACTCGCCGCTACTCTTTGCCATCTACGTCCTCCTTTCCGCTTCCGCACTCCTCCTCCGTCGCATCTACGGCCTTCTCGCCGCTACGCTTCAGATACTCCGTCAGAGCCTTGCACTTGTCTGCCTGATACTGCTCGTCACCCACCACAGAGGTGTCCATATACATGCTCGTAAACACTAACTTCGAGTTCTCGCCGTCAACGCCGATCACTCTCCAGTCTCCACGCCCGTCCTTCTTCACGTCAAGCGCCTCGATGGCGTCATAGGCAGTAGTGCCAAGCATAAACTCCACAGCCCAGTCACCGCCGATAGTCTCCACGCGTATATAGGGAAGTCCCGAACGGCTCAGCTTCTTACACATCTCCTTATTCGTCCCGTTCATTTCACGGAGCCGAGCCATCTCCTTCTTACTCAAAGTCTTAACCTTCTTCATAATCAGGAAATTACCCGAATAAACCTTCTTACCAAAATCAATCATAACAACAATCCTTTATAACATTTAACAATAATTGATCATCACCAAGCAGCCCTTACAGCCCCAATCTCCTGCCATACTCCGCTATCAGCAGCGCATCGCACGTGTCAAGCGTCACCTTTCTGCCGAGCCTCGGAAACAGCTGCTGAGCCTTAGCCTTCAGCAGATTCTTCCATTCTCTCTTCGTGAACTTCCCCGAGCTGCCCATCTGGAACGTCTTCTCCCACTTGTTAGGAGTAACGTCCTCAGTAGGAATCTCCAACGCCAAAAGCGCCATCTGAAGATGGCCGAAACCCTTACCGAAGTTAAACATCGCATGAGCGCCGTTACCCGGCATACCGCCGACCCTCTCTAACACGCAGACACTATCGTCCTTATAACGACGAAGAAAGTCCAGCAAGTCACGAGCCGTCCCCGGCATCTTCGCCACCTCTACAACCGACCCGTCTGCCGAAAGCACAGCAATGCCCCCATGCACCCCAGGGTCAATCCCTATATATCTCTTCTCCATAATACAGCTCCTTCCGTAATATTTATTTTTATAGTTATCTATCTTATTCCTTTTTTGTAAGCTTTTGTAAGCGATTCCCAGCTTTTGTAAGCGATTTTCAGCGGTCGTTAGCCTCTAGAACCGCTAGAGCTGCTAGCCCCGCCTATCCCCCCAAGAGCCTCAGCTTCCTCCCAGAACTCGCAAGCCTCATCATCACCTCTCGCAAACTCCTCCTTCTCGCCTCTCCAACAGGCAGGAGGACTGTCAGCGTCCTCCTCCCGAAACATAACACAGTCCCTGCACTTCATCAGCTTCCCTTCTCCTCTCCGCATTCCTCTTTCGCCTTCTGTGCAGCCCCTACTAACAGGTCAAAGAAAGCGAACAGCACCCTCTCCTGGTCAAGCCCCGCCAACCGTGACACATACGCCACAGTAACACCAGCGAAGTCCGCGATAGCCGACAATATCTCGTCGCCAGGCATCTCCCCGTCCGTCTCGTTAAACACCTCCACGAACTTGTCATAAAGAGCCATACGCTCCTTGCTATAGTCCTTTTTTCTTGCCATATCTCTGTTCTTTATTAATCTTTTTTTTAAAATTGACGCACAACATAGCTATATCTCCTTTATAGCGGCATACCATTCCTCCACTACACTTCCCCATTTCAAGCGTCCCCTTTGGCTTGTAGATGCAATTTTCGCAGTCTGCCGCACGGAACTTCATTATTAACAGACACATCCAACTCGGCATAAGCATAAATAAACGCTTCAAGTATTTATGTCTGTCTTTTACAGCCCAATCCTCTGCACTCATATCGTTGTATTTATAACATTATATCTTTAAACTCTTTAGGTGCAAAGTAAATGTCACCAAGTTTTAATTTCTCATTTTTATCCATAAGCTATTCCTCCTTATCTTTTAGCTCAACGAAATCCCCAATACCCAAACGAGCCTTGTTGATGCAAGACGCAATCCAGCCCATTAGGTAAGCGGAAGGCTCGTCACCGTGCTTCATGCCAATGGCATCCTCGATGGCATCGCAGACGTGGGAAGCCTCATGGCAGCAGTAGTTCATCGACATATCCTTCCGGCAATGAAACGAAACAAGAACGCCTCTTCTGTTGTCGCTCTTTCTGAAAACTTCGTCATACGTAATGCCGCAGTAATCCCTATCAGGAGCATTGCACCCGTCAAAGCAGGAATCTATCAGTTCTTCCAAGTCCTCACCGACGTGTACCCAAAGTCTCAAAGGGTAGATTTCGTTTCCGTATTCGTAATATCCTTTCTTCTTCATATCTTAACTATTTATTATGTAATCTACCAATATGATACATAGAGCAAACCTTACACAGGTAGCAAGTATACCCCATCGCTTTCAACTTCGGATTCTGATTCAGAAACTCCCAAGCCTCATCCTCCGTATCATACCCCACCTTCTGCTTCCAAGAACTGCCCTTGCGAGTCCAATGGCAAGGGTCAGGACGGAATGTGGAAAACGGCGCCTTGTTACGATACTTCCCTTTACTCATAACGCTAATTCCTATAGTTGTTACCTACAATCCACACGCTCAGTCCCACATTCAGCAGGAGCATGAGGAAAACGATGATCCAGTACTGCCCGTCGCTCAACTCCACCGACACATACTTGAAGTCAGAGAAGTCCTTGCGCTTCCATTCCTTCTGCGCGATAGGCTCTATATAGGAGACAAAGGCGCAGAGGTCAAGACGATTGCTCATAAACCAGTCACGGCTCTTCACGGCAAGCACCGGCGAGTCACACCAGGAGAAAGCGTCGCTCCACATCACGCGGTTGTTCCTGTCAAGCCCCACGCACACCACAAGCTCGTTCTTGTTGCCACCCTGCCAGTACGAGCGCTGCTTCTCCACAATGGATATCGGCTTGTCACGGAAGAACAGCAGATACAGACGAAACTGTTTCTGAGGTCCGTATCGCGCATTCAAAACACGGACGGCACGCTCCTGACGGGCGGAAAACTTGGCCCCGAGTATAGGACATTGGTCGCGCAGCCATATCTCAGGATAGTTATACAGCCCGATACGGCGAGCATCCTCCTTGCTGATATCCTCAAACTTGAACACCGAGCGCGAAGCCTTCACCTTGTTCTCGTATTCGTGCTCACGGGTCACAGGATAGAGTGTAACGTCACGACCGTCCCACGGATAATCGTAAGCGTCGCCGTCGCGGGTGTCATAGTCGCGGTGCATGTCCACGAAGACAGGAGAAGCAGCCAAACGCTCTTTCATAGCAGAGAAGACGTCACTTGAGCAGTCACGCTCACGTCCGGAATGGTCGGAATAAGCCCATTTCTCAGAATGCTCCTCTGTCACGTAGTAGGTCTCGGTATGAGTGTTGCCCTTTGAATCTGTATAGGTACGGGTGTGTGCGACACGCTCGTTCCACGGCTCATAATAGCGTATCTTCGTGACATAACTGCCAAGATACTCCGTATCACTCGACTCGGCACGCTTGAACGTCCACAGCAGACCTACGCCCACAAGCAGCGACGGGACGATAAGCACAGCGTGCTCCCACCACGTCGTCTGCTCACGGAAGAATATCAGCAGGAAAGCCGACACGAAGAAAGGAAGGAGAAAGACAAGGACCTCCATAAGCCTACTTCTTATTGCCGAACAAATCCACGTCGTTGTCCTCGCCCTCAATCATCACCTCCTTCGAGCGCGACGACGAAATCACCTTATACTCTATAGGCATCGTGTTCGACACGAACCAACGCGCAGGATAAGTACGAGTGAGCGTTTCATGTTCACGGATGATGTCAAGCATACGCTCCTGGGCGGTCTGAAACTCCGTGCGCTGTATCTCTATCGACTGCATGAGGTCACGATAGAGAGACACGTCAAAGTTAGGGTTGCTCTCCTTTATCCATTTCATCATCGTGCCCTTGTCGTTCTGGTAACGACCGGCAATGAGCTGCGGATAAATCTTCTCGAAAGTCCCCTTGTACTCGTCAGTCACCTGAGCCTTCTGCTGGATGATCTTCCACATCTTGTCATGCACGCCCTCAATCTTGCCGCGCTGAGCCTCAGCCTGCTGACGAAGCGAAATCTCGCGGTTGTTGTAACTGAAATAACCCGCCACCAACGTACCGATAATGATGGCAAACACCAGCAAAGCCGATGCAAGGATAATGTTCTTAGTATTCATATTCTCTATAATTGATTAATGATTAAAATAAACTACCTTCAGCCTCCACATATCCGAGACGCTTCAGCACCTTGCGGATATAGTCCAAGCCACGCTGATACACGAGAGTCTTGATGTTGATCCTCGTCTCGCCGCTCGGAACCGTATACTTCTGCTCGATGGTCCTGAAATAACCGCAGTCTATGTATCTCTGGTAAGGCACGTTGCCACTGTTAAGAATGCCCTGCTCGCGCAAGATGCAGAACAGCTTGTTCCTGCCGACATTCTTGAAGTGCAGAGTGTTCGCGATAAGCTTCATCTCAATCGCAGTCTTGCTCTCAGCGACAGCATCAAAGAACTCCACCTTTGGCTGCTGCACCTCAAGCTGCTTCTGCTGAGCCTCTATCATCTCCTGCTGCTTGGCAGCAAGCATAAGAGCCTGAGCGAACGACTGAGGAACTCCGCTACTCTGGCGTATCTGCTGTTCCATGGCGTTAAAGGCATTAATATACTCCAGCTTGAAAGCCAAAGCCTTCGCTCCAGTAAAGCCCATAGCCAACAGAGTAAAGCCGTCCCTGTTCATCACATACACCGGGATTTTCTTAACACCGCCGCCAACAGGCATAGGCTGTTCCACCTCAGTAAGGGCAAACATCTTCGCAAGTTGCTGACTATCAACGAAAGCCGAATTTTCGTCTCTCGTACAAAGAATACTTCTGATAGCTTCAAGGACGTGCTTATGTTCCTTGCCAAACTTCTCCGCAACAATCGCACTCGTTGTCAGCGCCTGATTGTCGCTACTCCTAAATACTATTCCTTCCATTAATCTAAGGTTTAAATAATCCCACAATAAACCTCCCATCTCTTCACAACCGCATATAGCAGCCATGCCACAAAATGCAAAAGTTAAAAACCTTAACATTCAAACCGCACCGGACTATCCAGCAAGACTATTGCACAGCAAAAGACAAATCGCTAACTTTGTCCCCGCAATAAGACCTATCACCATACGTCATAAGACCTACTGGCAAGCCTTTTTACATTGTTCACGCAAAGCCGTTCCAAGCTATGCAGTTCCCAACAAGACTTATGCAGCATCCGATGCAGCTTTTTCTCCCTATATGTCGGGTAGGTGCAGCTATTCTGCTTAAATCCCTATACCCTACATACACGCACACACAAAGATACGTAATAATTATCCTTCAATACTGCACTATACCGATAAAACAACATAATTTGCTGCATAATTCCCTCCATACGATGCAAGATAAGCTGCATCATTACAAAACGCATCATAACAATGTTCCCGACACCCGACCATACGACCCCAACCAAAACCCCGAAACCCAATATGTATATATATGCAGGTTAACAGTCATTCACAGTCATTCACAATGAATTAACACCAAGTATTAATATTCACTATTTATGCAATACCAAAAGACCAAAAAGACAAATATAAGGTGTTAATTGTCAGTAAGTTAGAAAAAAAAAGAAAAAATTTTCAGGTGAAGTGACTACAAAGCGCCAAGCGTCCGCTATCGGGGGGGGTGGGGTTATTTTGTCCATATTATATGGTATAATATTTGTTAAAACGCCAATTTGTAATAATTTCAATGTTTCACGCTCAATCATATTATTATTTTTTGTAACTCATTGATTTACAATATATTACGTCATTATATTATTTTCTCTGACTGAATATTTATTCATATTGTAATGTTCCACAAAAGTTAAACTTTTCTAACAACTGCCACTTTGTCACTGACAATTTAGGTATTTTAAGTTAATTTTGTCACTTTGTCAGTCTTTATTCACTTGATGAATATTTATTCATATCAAAATCTTGCTAACTTACTATATATCAGCGAGTTAGCTAATTGTTAAAAATGTTAATTCAATATTTATAGGTATGATATTTGCTTTTTATAGGGTGACAGCGGTCTAAAGTTAGGCACACACTATGTGTGCCGTGGCTACGTCCCTGTGTGTATACGGCACACACCACACCGCACACAGGAAACAATGTGGTATAACAAAACAATACAAAACATGGTTAAGTATTCAGTTAAGGAAGTACAGGACGTACTAAAAGAAAGCGACGTTGTAACATCTAACGTTGCGGTTTGTAACGAGTTGCGCACACTCGTAATTGCAGAAGCTGCAAAAGAAGACGGCAAAAGAATGTCTTCTTATGACACTTTACACACATTGTATGTGGAGTATCAGAAAGCAAAAGCAACTTTCGATGATGCGGTAAATTATGTGCTATGGTTAGACAGCGAGTTTACAAAATACGCTAACCCCGCTATTGACTTTGCAATTCAGAATGTAGCGCACATGCGTGGACTTTCTAAGAACTTTGTAAAGTGGACACAGGATAACGGCAAAATTGCCGCCGTTGAGGAAGAGCACAAAGACATTTCATCAATCGCAAAACTTGCAAGCCTTATGTGTAGTCTTATCGAAGACTATCAGAAAGCAAAGGAACAAGCGGACGCCAAAACAACCGCACGCCGTTCTAAGGCTGAAAGATTAGCCGCCGCACGTGCCGCCGCCGCCGCCGCTATGGAAGAAGCCGCGCGCCTTGAGGCTGAGTTGAAAGAAAGCAAGTAACAAGACATTACATCGTACAAAAAAGGTAGCCACACCAAAAGTGGCTACCTTTTTTGTGTCCACACATTTGGAACGCTATTGTAAGGGTTCGAATCCCTTATGTGTGACTATAATCATACGTTCCCTATTGGGAACACTGACGGCAGCGACCATTAGGAAAGCCGTTTGAAATTCCGTTAACCATTGTTTCAGCGACACAAACTTTCTTGTTTGTTCCTCGCACAGGCACAGGTTGGGCAATTTGTCCGACAGGGTTTTCCGTGACTTGTGGAAAAGACATCCACCACCACGAAAAGCCTTTAGCTCTGGAACTTAGCAGTTGACAAGACGTAAGGGAATGCAGCGATGACTGAAGGCAGCGAAGCAAGAAGAGCGGAATTACGAACGGCAATACCGAAGGTTCGCAGAACGTGCTCGGCGTGAGAGCAGCGGGACAAATCAAATAATTCATAATTCATATTCTAACGTGTCACGAGCGTGCGAGTTGGTTACTCGCTAAATCGTCTGCAACGTGGCGGTTGCAGTGAGCTATACGCAAAAGGGCATACCAAATTGAGACAAAGCAGTTCCCTGTCAGCTGTTAGGAAACAGGGCGCACCTCAGCGTTACAGGTAGGGCGTGAGCCGTGAGAGAAGACAATAACGACAAACGCGGTGCCAAGATGCACGTCCTAAGGCAAATTAGAGCGGTCCTTGTGGCTGCTCTACAATTAATAACCAATTAAATTATAGAATTATGAGCAAGTATTACAAAGAGAATTATTGTGTCATACATGGCAAGTATCCGCACGTAAGATACGTGGATTTTGACAACTTCGAGGAAGCATGGAAGTATTTCACGGAATGTAAGGATGCCGGCTATGCAGACGTGATTCTTATGGACACATCAGAGCGCACGCCTGAGCATCCGGCAGCTGACAAATACGGAAAGTATGCGAAACATCTCCGTATAGCCTAAAAAATCCCCACGATTGTGGGGTCTACAAACCAAACCTAAAAGAATTATGGAAACAACGAATGTAAATTTATGGGCTATGTACTCAGAGATTGAGCACGCCATTGAAGTCTACAACATGGGATTTTTAACACGTGCGGATTTTGCTAACCATTGTTTTGCAGCCCGTGACCCATATATAAGTAGATTCAAGAACTATGTGTTATACCTGCGTGACAGGTATTTCTAACCGCCTCAAAAGGGTAGCCGTTTGGCTACCTTCCAGTAAACCATTAAAATTCAGAATTATGACAAAGAGACAGATTTTACGTAGCAGTACGATAATTGTGCTTGGAAACCTTCAGCTTGTTCCGTGTCTGCTTATTTTAAGCAGTACGATAATCAGTGTGCTTGGAATCCTTTACATGTTGTTTCTGCTCTATTTCTGGAGCAGTACGAAAATTGGCAACGGATTCTTCAAGAATTTCGTGCGTGAGAATGAGCGCTTGGAAAAGATCCTCCTCAAGCCGAGTTCAGAATCCTGAGCAGTACGAAAATTGTGCTTGGAAAGTGTTGAGCCTTAATTGCTACCCTGTTTTGGGGTAGTACGATAATTAACCAATTAAAGACAAAGGATTATGAAGTACAAGACATTTTTACTGATTGACGCAATCAGATGTGAAGGACTTGACAATGGTCAGTGGAATATCTATTGGCACGTCATCCCTGTGGACACAAAAGAGTTCTACGGAACGAGAGAAAGTCACACGCTTCCTGTGGGAGCGTGGATAGCGGTCTACAAATGGAACCATGAAAGGATGGGTTTAATTGACAAGCTCTCTCCTGACTTACATCTGAGTATCAACGACAAAGAAGAAGTTCTTTTCTTCAATGTCAGCGAATAGTTCACGCCAAAACGCCACTCTTATTTGGGTGGCTCTATCAACCAAAACCAAAAGAATTATGACAAACGGAGACAGAATGTTTCTTGCTGCGATTGTGGCAAGCTACAAGAGAGTTATTTCAGCTGAGTGCGAGAGAAGACACCTTGACGAGCGCGAGTATTCACGGAGAGCTGCGAAAGCAGACAGGAAAGCGAAGGAGATAGAACGTCATTTCTCTCGTCCGCGTTGTTTCTAAGCCTAAAAGGGACGTATCGCAAATGATGCGTCCGCACATCATTAACAACTAAAATCAGAATTATGGAATACTTTAAGACGCAAGAAAATCACACACGCATCGACGTGTATTTTGGTGGTGAGAAATACGTTTTTATCAACGCTTTTCACGGAATTGTCGCAGTAGCGAGAAGACAGGGACTTGTTGATTTTACCCAGGACGGATATATGGCTCACGCCAGTTTTGAGGTGGAAAAATCTTCCACTATAAGCAGAAGTACAATTACCCGTCTTATTCACAAGCAGGAGAGCAAGTATGTGAGTGCCGTTGTTAACTGCGAATGGAACGATGTAAAATGTGAGAGTCTTCCTTATTTCGTCAGTGTAGCCCTCGAGAAACGAGGTTAGTCTAAAAAGGGTAGCCGTTTGGCTACCTTCCAGCAAACCAATTAAAATCACAGAATTATGAGTACAAGAAGAATTGAGTGCAAAGGTGCAGCATTTATGGAAAGAGTTTTCGCAAAGATGCAGGAAATGTATACACACGTTGAATTTCTTAGTTATGACGGAAAATTCCTCACTGTAGCCTTCATCGCCTGAAAATGCCGTGGCAGCACTATTATTGTGCGTGCTACGGCTCAAGACAACCAATAAAAACAAGAGAATTATGGAAACAATTAACAACAAAGAAAGTGGATGCAGTCTTTACTCTGTAGGTCTATGGTGTGGATGCGGCTATCATATTAGTGAATACAACGTGTACGCCAACCATGAAGATGAAGCTCTTGAGCGTGTTCTTGCTTTTGTGGAGGAGCATGATTTTGTAGAGCTGTTTTATACGGACGACTATATAGACTCTAAACTCTGCCTGACAGAAGCAGAAAAAGACGAGATGTTTGTGTATGTAGACCCGACTATGACTGACGGACGTGCGTACCCTGCCTATATATTGGCAGAAAACCTCAAAATAGAGAAACTCGCATCTTAGCCTAAACCGCCTCCCTTTCGGGAGGTGCAATCAACCAACAAACAGAAGAATTATGGAAAAGAAAAAGCTTACAGAGTCTGAGAGGATAGCCAAAGTAATCCTCCCCCAAATACAGGAGATGCAGAGAAGAACATTTTTTGACAAGCATCTGGGCATATCTATTGTGGTAGATCCCTGCATATCTGCCCAAATCGGCGTTTGCGTTGGCTACAATAAGGACAAAAAAGACGTAGATTCCCTCACTTACAATGAGTATTTCTCATTCAATCCGTTCTACAGCACAGAAGAAAACGACGCAAAGTTCGAGAGTCTTGTAGCCTACGTGAACGAGAAAGCCGGCAAGTAAGCCACAGCCTAAAAATCCCCACGATTGTGGGGTCTATTAACCAACAAAATTATAGAATATGGAACAAAACAAAAAATTGACGGGCTATGTACTCGTCGACCCGACAGACGGAGGTGTATTGTGCAGTTATTCAGCAACTAACAATAATTGTACTTCTGCAAAAATGGAGGCTATCCATGATGCAGACGAAAGAAAAGTGTACGGTATTCCAATGGAGGTTTACGCATGTTACGATAACGTATATTCCGAAGAAACAAAAGTCTACCCACGCTTTGAAGTGGTGCCATGTGGCATTGGAGATGTTTTCGGTGGTAGAATGTGGTTTTGCGTAAAGCCTAACAACCCACACGAAGTTGTCTACTTTGATACAAAGCAGAAGTGTGAGCAGTATATACGTAAGTATCACAATTCAGACCCGCATCTCCTGAAAGTATTACGTAATACTCATGGCAGGTCAATTATTTATGCCTAACCCAAGGGGGGCCAGTCTCCCCCACTACGAACCAACAAACAAAGAATTATGACAAGAAGAAGCAAGACGCTGCTCCAGCAGGCAGAGTACTACGAAGTACATGGCGAGATGGAAATGATGTGCCTTATTTGGGAGGCATGGGTAAACGGGAACTATTCCTATTTCAAGAGTTATTACCGCTCATTGAACATGGAATCCCGCCGTCGTTTCATCGGATTCATCTACAACCAAGTTGACGGATACACATTCTACAGAATGGTAGACATGCTCATGTTCGACAAGCACTAACAAGCCCAAAACAATCCTTACCCGTAAGAGTAAGGATTTCTACAAACCAAAACCGCAAGAATTATGACAGAAAAGGAAAGAAATGAGTTAGATGAAATCCTGACGAACGACCCGTTACTCGCTTGTGACGTGATAGACGAGAAATCCAACTATCAGTACACCGTGAAGATTATCAAGTGGACGTGGGGAGACAGATACAGCGTGTGTATCAATGACAAAATCGGCCATGCACTCGTAGACTCTCCTCTCATGGATGAAGACACCGCGCGTGGTTTTTACGACCATGTCGTTTCCGCTTATCGCATCGCCTGAACATAAGGATGCTATTTGTCAGCAAGTAGCATCCTTAACAATTATCAACCACTTAAAACATTACGGATTATGAAAATACACATTCCCTGCCCCATCAACGAGAAAGACCTATGCAGCGACGTTCTCTTCGACGACCTTTTCGACGATAATGCGTATTGCTGCGACGGAAACGGCGTGCTGATAGGATTTGTCCATCGTCACGTTGTCAAGATGTCGTACATATACGGCTCAAATGTCGTACGCTTCAAAGTCCTCGACCATCCGCTCAGCTCGGACATCAAGTCGCGGATTAGCCAATGGCTCGAAATCGTCCGCACCGGTGTCAACGAAAATTCCCTTGATGCTAACACAAAGCTGAGCACCATCACCATATACTTCAATGACATACGCTCTGGCAATATCATCTTCGAGTACAACACGGACGAAAAGTAACCGACCTGAAAAGTCTCCATCCTCGGAGGCACACACAAACCATAAAAACCAATTTGAATTATGCTTAGAAACAGAAATTGCGACAAGAAATTCGAGCGTACACTGCTCGCAGAAATCAGCAGAGCCAAGATTGCAGCCCGTAAGATGCACAACAACCGCATGACCGGTTACGAAGACCCACGCGCGGAGCGTGACTTCCATCGTGCCATAATCGAAATCGTGAGCATAGCTTATCACGATTAGCACATTGCTGCCCGAATCATCCTGTGTGGATAACACACAGGAACATTACCAACCAACATACGATTATGAAGAAAAGAACTTACAAGACTCTTGTCGGTCTGCTTAGAGCGTACGACAAGAAGCAGTTTACAATGGATGATTTTCTGAGCAAGCGGAAAGTATACGACCGCAAGTCCGGCGAGTGGATTGATTTTGAGCTTACCGACGACGCCCTACGTGAGCTGTCTGACGGATTCTGCCATACGCTGTGCTGTCAGAAAAGAAAGTACGACACGGTGTTCTGCAACATGAAGTACAATAGAATACTCAACCGTGGTATACTTTCCCGTCTGTGGGTCGAGCTTTGGAACAACAAGCCAAGCTTTACCTATTGCGTAGCGCAGAACGGAGATTACGAATATCCGCTTGTCAAAAGAATCCTGTATCGTGGTTATTAAGTCTAAACAAATCCAAAAAGTGTGACACACCCGAAAAGGAGAGTGTACTAAGAAAGCTTATCGCCTGAAACTCAATCCCCACCCTCAACAAAGAGAGTGGGGATTTCTATTATCAACCATTTAAAAACAATAGAATATGATTTACATTAAGAGTTTCAAGAATTACGACGAGTTCAAGCAGCTGTTCGGTGTCGTAAAGCACGGCAACGGCGTTGTGTCACGCAAGAACAAGATTCTCTTGGCTTGCCTCAAGGACAGAAAGCTCTTCCACTGGTGGCTCGGCTTCAAGGAGTGGTGCGACAGAACAGGCAACAAATGCCTGTATGAGGACTACGACTATCTTCGTGCCACCAACATGGACGACCTGAAGGCTTTTGCCAAGCATATGGTAAGCTGTCTTGTATATAACGACCCAGACAATGAAGGCACATTGCATCTTCTTTGTTTTGATGACAACTTCCACTACGTTCTCTATTCCACCACGATAAGACTTGACAGTTTCAATGGTATATGTACCGACGGAGACTCCAAGTCCATACGTTACGAGAATATAGAGCGCGGAAGAATCTTCAAGATGAAGGCAGGCAAGTTCATCACCAGATGTATCGAGGAGTGCCGCATCCCGCGCGAATATATGCCCGAACAGCTCAAACGCTGGATAGGCGAAGAGTTCGCACGTGATTGGCAAGTCTATGCAGAGCAGCGTGTCAGCAACAATTACACCCTGCATGTTGACGACGATTTCGAGGCTATCTATGATAGCGACCGCTGTCTTGGCGACTTTGGAAGCTGCATGACAGACAAAGGTCATCACACCTTCTATCGTGACGCCATAAAAGCCAAGGCTGCCTACATCACCGACGAAGACGATATGATTGTCGCCCGTTGCATTGTCTATACAGACGTATGGGACGAGAATAACAATCATTACCGCCTCGCCGAGCGTCAATACTCTTCCGGTCAAGACGATGTCCTCAAGCAGATACTTGTTGACAAACTCATCAAGGCAGGCGAGATTGACGGCTACAAGCGTGTCGGTGCCAGTTGTCGAGATAACAAGAACTTTGTCCGAAACAACGGCGAGTCAATGCGCGACCTTAAACTTCACATTGATTGCTGTCTCGAACATGGCGACGTTCTCAGTTTCCAAGATTCATTCGTCTATTACGACTATAACGACGACAGGTCCTACAACGACTCTTCCGTGTCTTACGATTACGAACTCGATTCCACGGATGAAAATTTCGAGCTGGATGGCAATTATTCCGATTGGAACGAGTGCATTATTCCTGAAGGCGATAGCGTTTACGACGACTACTACGAAGATTGGATGTATAGCAACCAAAGCGAAGACGCCATATATCATGGTAGACGCATTCAGATCAACGGAAGTCACGCAAGCGGAGACTACTGCTGGAACTGGTCTGACTACGAGGACGCTTATCTGTTTGACGACGAATGCTGCTACGTGGAAAAAGAGGAGGAATATCGCCTCCTTGACGACTGCGTAGAGGACATTGACGGCGAATATCAGCTCGAATCAGACTGCAAATGGTCTGATTACCATGACGGATATATCCATGAGGACAATGCCGTATGGAGCAGCATCGCCGATTCATGGCTTGACAGCGGAAAAGACTCCCAATGCGCCGAATGCGGCGAATGGTATCCTGGCGATTATGACGGCGAGTGCTATTCAGACATCACCGGCGAATACTATTGCTCCGAGGAGTGCGCCGACAAAGCCGAAGCCGAGTACAGAAAACAACATGCTCTTGTTGTTGTAGCCTAAAACCAAGGCGGGAGGACCTTCCTCCTCCTGCCTTCCAAGTACAACCATTTTAATTTCAAAAACAATAGAATTATGAAAGAATTGAATTTTGACCTGCTCAAGAGTCTTTATTGCGTATTCTCGCCAAGCGACGGAGAGAAGCGCATGCGTCGTTTCATAAAGAAGCACATCAAGAACACTGTTCCCTCAGCCATTGTCACACAGGACGAGTACGGCAATCTCTTCGTCACCAAAGGCGAAGCAGAGAGCTATCCTTGCCTGTGCGCACACATGGATCAGGTGCAGCATCTTCATCCCAAGGACTTCGTGTGCGTTGAGAGTCAAGGAGTCATCTTTGGCTACTCGCCGAAAGTCCGCAAGCAGTGCGGTCTCGGTGCTGACGACAAGAACGGCATATTCATCGCCCTGCAATGCCTTGAGCGTTACGACGTTCTCAAGTGTGCGTTCTTCGTGGGCGAAGAGATTGGATGCGTAGGCTCAAGCGCCGCCGACATCAGCTTCTTCAGCGATTGTCGCTTCTGTGCTCAGATCGACCGTCGCGGCAACAGCGATATGGTCACAAGTATTTCCTTTGACAGTATCTGTTCGGACGAGTTCATCAAGGATGCCGACTGCACAAGCTACGGATATGCCGTCAGCACGGGTCTTATGACCGATGTCGAGGCATTGCGCAGCAATGGCGTCACCGTATCGTGCATCAATATGTCGTGCGGTTATTACGAACCGCACACCGACCATGAGTTCACCGTTATTGAGGACGTCCAGAAGTGTTACAGCTTCGTCTGTCACCTCATAGAGCATTGCGAGTCCGTCTATCCTCACGAGTCCGTCGAAGAATGCGGCTATGGCAGCTATGGCTGCGACAGCTATTGGGAGCGTTACTGCACGTCTTGGGATTACGACGAGTGTCTCGAACATTGTTGCGAGTTCCTCTATAACGACCCGATGCTTACGCTCGAAGAATTTTCGGACAATATTAAAGGCGTCTATCGTCTTGACAAAAAACAGATTGCCGAGATTTACGATACGGCACGCAGCTACGTCGATTCCGAAACAGCCTAAAAAAGACTTACGGAGCAGCCTGAAAACCGCCACGCCTTTGTGCGTGGCACCATCAACCATTAAAAAACAAGAATTATGGAAAAGAAAAAGTACATCGACATCATTTCTGCACAAGCAGACAAGAACCATCGTCCTCACGAGTTGGCTCTTAATGATTTCCTCGACTATCTGCTCGAGTTTTTCAGCGTAAAGGCTTTCCAGTCCGGTCCCGACACCTATCATCAGCATCTTCTTGACTGCACACAAAAGTGTCCCGAATTTGCCGGTCTCGCTACCCTGTGGCTCACAGACGTTGCTACAGCTATGGAGCAAGGCAAGTGGCTTGACGTGTTCGGCATACTCTACGAGGAGTTGTATCTCACACGTGGCAAGGCGTCCCATACAGGACAGTTTTTCACACCGCCAAGCGTAGCCGACATCATGTCACGCATATCTTCGTTGAACGAAAAGCAGAGCGGTATAGTCAAGACTGCGCCTCTGGCAGCGGTCGTCTCCTTCTCGCTCATTATATGGAGAAGAGCAGCCTCGACCATTCGGCAGGACGCCGTTTCCGATACATTGCACAAGACGTAGACCCCATAGCCTGCAAGATGTGCGCCCTCAATCTCATGGCTCACGGCATGAATGCCAATGTCATTTGTCAAGACACGCTCACTATGAGCACGCCCTCCGTGATGTATTGCGTCAACGAGGTCAAATACCCCTTCAATACACCTTATTACAGCGTGCGGGTCGTAAGTCCTACCCGCATGTAAAAGCTAAAAAAGACTCTCCCTCGCGGAGAGTGCAAGTATAACCTAAAACATGTAATATAGAATATGGAAGATTTACACAATGATGCTATTACTATCGTAGTACACCACGACAATATTCATGCTTATGATGCGATTGTCAAAGCGATAACAGATGCTGCGTGCAAGCAAGCAGAGAATTATCACGTAAAGATAGAAGTAATAACAAAGGTAGAATACCTGCCATGCGAGTATTCTAAAAGTTCGCTTCCCGAACTTTTTAGAATACTTGATATTGGTTAACAATAGATTATATAATCAACAAAACAACGTATTATGGGAAAACCTGTCAGAACAAAATTGGAGATGTGGACTTCGTGGGGTTATTGCATGACTCCGCAGATATTCAGTTCGAGAAGCAAGGCGTTGGATTACGCACGTGAAATGCGCGACAATGGCTATATTTTCGATTTCAGAGCTTCTCCTGCCTAAAACGTAGTAGCATGGCTTATCCGTTGGGGAAAGAAACCACAATCGGAGCGACACCGACAACGGAACATCAAGAACCAAATATTATATAAATTATGATAAAATTCAGATGTGACTATCATTATGTTGACGACCTCGTCTTCCGCTACGAGGAGGCGGGCGGTTATGCCATCCACCTCAGCGAGGGTTCACTCGCCTCAGGCGATTGGATTCTCTATGACGACACGGGACAAAAGAAGTGCTACTACATCTACGAGTACGCTCTCAATTCCTGGTCCTCCTGCCAGATTGTACAGGTCTACTACGGTTGGGACAAATTCCCTAAGAAGTACAAGCGCCTCATCGAGACACACAACATCTACGCATAAACTAACACAGGTAGCGCAGCCTTAAACAGGCGTGAGCGAAGACAGGATTCAGTCTCCAGCGTCTCATCCGGGACACTACCCGGATGAGTCTACCGCTGGATACATCAACGACCTACAGCCATGTGCCGCCACTCATGAGAAGTCCGCACCACGGGAATTGCATCCCACAGGACACGCAAGGAGGATTCATTCACTCCAGACTGTTTGCATCAACAGATCTTTATCGACAGCACCTGTCGATACAGATCTGTTTCTCAGAACGGTCTTCGATCATTCACTTACAGAAATGCAACACATCCTCAGAGCGTGTCCGCTTTTCCTTGAAAAAAACATCACCAAAAGACTGTCCGATAATCGCAAAAATCACTACCTTTGTATTCACAATCTTAGCACAGCCAGCCTGAAGAGGCATAGCGAGGCACACACATCTCCTCCTTCGCCGCTATCAACCAAACAATAAAACAATTATGTCAGTAACCAAATTTGTCCGAGCACAGGACATACTTAAAGAAAAGGGTTTCAAAGCCCCACCATTCGACACCGCAGCATTCCAAAACGCCGTGGTCGAGTTCTTCCGCGAGAACGATATGTCCGCAAAGCTCACAATCAGAACAATGCGCTTTCTCGATTACAAGAACGCCCCCAAAAATCCCCTTTTCATATCCACCGTTCCTGTTGTCACACACTACGTTATCAACGAAGAAGAGTGGGAGGAAGAAGAAGACAGTTGGGGCGAAATGATAAAATACTATACCGTAAACATAGAACGCATAGAAAACGGCAAGAAAACCGTCAGCCGCAGTTACATAAGCGAAGAAGATTTGGATTGCGAACACCCAAGAGAGTGGGACGAATACGAATATCCCTACCCTCAATTCATGCGAGACATTATCAACCTCGATTCTTCTGACTCCCCATTCATCATAATAGACGAGCCATACGCCACCAACGCCATCGGTCTTCTCAAGATGCTCGGCTTCATCGTTTCGCGCAAACGAAAATCGTGGCTTGGACGTTATAAAGAACTAAAGCACCACGCCTACACCGTCACCCTCGTCTAACCCGTCCCGCCTAAAACCGCCAGGCTCGACCTGGCACCATTAACCAAGCCCTACCGCAACACGGCAAGCGGGATTATATGGAGAACGAATTATATACGATAATCGAAGACTTGGGTAAGAACATCCATGTTGTACCGAACTGTCGGATTGTACCGGCAAGGTATTTTGACGGAGGTGCCGAGAAGTGTTTTTTCAAGTATGACAACGATCTCATGGTGTTTATTCCTAACGGCACGGTTTTATATGAGAGAGATTTCAAAGACAACCCTGTGTATGTGCTTTGCTCATCGGTAAATCCCGAAGATGCGGACTTATACAAGAGTGACGATGTTATGACTATAAAAGGAGAAGAATATTACAAGACGTCTCCGATGTCTGACAACTGCGAGTGTGTTCCGGCTCTCTCTGACGAAGAAGCGGATTTTCTGTTTAATCAGGACTTCTGTGATGGAGCGAAGGTTCTCGCTCGTGACGTTACAAAAGAAAGAGCAATGACATATAAATAATATTATAACTTATTCAGCCCTACCGCATCACGGCCAAGCGGAATCCTTATGACAACCAACGAAGCATTGAGCCTGATCCAGCAGGCAGAAAAGAATATGAGCGGCAAGGATGTCGATTTTACCATCACCGACGACATCAGAATTGACAACACAGCGCATTTGTATCTGTTTGAGAACGACTATTGCAAGACAGCGGCTGTAGGCTACGAGAGTGGAGAACTGTTCGTGATGCGAGATTGGCAGGAGCCTTCACGCCCAGAGACTGCCGACGAGATAGCAGAATACGACTGGTGTACAGCCAACTGGCAGGATGCCATCATCCTTGATGGAATGCCAAGAACACTATAGGATATGTACACAATCATCAACGCAAATACGCACCTCTACCCTTGGGTAATACTACTTCTTCGCTCCCATCTGGGCGAGGAAGGATATTGGTGCCTATCAGATGTGCATGCCGAAGAGTGCATCCTCTCAGCTTACAACACCACAAAATACGAAGGTATTGTTATGGATGAAACGCCTGCACATGGCTCATGGATTGGACCACAAGACATAAATAAACTATAAACAAAAAGCCCCAATCTAAGCCGAGTACACAATAATTAACAAGTTTAATATTTAATAACCATACAACTATGCCACAAGTAAACCTCTCTGACGAAGAGTACAAGCGCCGCGTACAGGCCATCCGTGACCTTTTCGCCAAACGCATCTACGACCTTTACGTCAAGTGTGCCAACGGCGAAATCACCGAATACCACAAGCTCGTAGACGAACTCCATTCGTTAGACTTCGAGTACGCCGACGCTCTCGAACCCTACGGTCTTGCAGAAGATCTCCGTCCCGACGACTACAAGCTCATCCAGAAAGCCGACGACAACGACGAACCTCTAAAGGATTTCGCCTACAACTGGCTCTCCCTGCGTAACGAAGCCGAGTTCCGTAACGTAGACATCACCTCCTTCATCCCCATAGCACACCGCGAAGAAGACGATGGAGATGACGACTACAACATATAATCGTGTCACAACACCTAAACATGGTAGAGAATCCTTTTTCCCTACCAACCGTTTTACCAACATTATTAACATTATAAATTTTACGAATTATGAAAAAAAAGATTCTATCAATTTTGTTTCTTCTACTGTGTCTTACACCGGCTTCTGCGCAAGACCTTGTCCAGTTCAAGCTTACTCGTTCCGGCTCTTTTGTTGATATTGACAACAAGGGTTTTGTAGTGGTTCCGTTCGCTGGAAAAACAGCTTCGGAACTATATAACATGGTAAAAAACAATATTTTGTCTATTTATAAAGACCCTAAACAGGTTATGTCCGAAAACGAAGGACAAACAATCGCCATCAGAGCCAAAGGAGGTCTCGTATGGAAGACTGTTACTTTCATCCCAAGAACCTTTGAAGGATATTACACAATGGTGTTTAGATTCAAAGATGGACGCATACGTGTTGACGCACCAGTCGTTGAGGACAATCTTACAGATTCCGACGGATGGTTAAACAAAACTCTCTCTTTCACTTCGTACTGCCATTCACACATAGCAAAAAACGGCAAGCCAGCCACGAAATTCGACGTAAAGAAAGTATCACAGACAGAGAACGCGATGAATGTTATAATAAATCAAATTCTCGGTCTGATAAAAACTACATCAACAATCACTCCTGACGACAACTGGTAAATATTCTTCAGCAAATCGACAACAGCCTATCCCCCTCAGCCAAGCCCTTCCACGAGAGCTTGGCTTTTTCATATCCCCCATAGTCCTGCCAAAACCGCGCACCGCGCACAATGTTAAAACCAAGTTAAACCATCCACTTCCCATCCATATTATATTATAATATTATACCTTTGCAAAAGGGAAAGAGATGAGGAAGTCTTAATCCATCATATTATGACACAACTCAAGACAAGACGCTGGCAGGAGATGCTCACTCCCGAACAGCAGGAAAAGTACGCCAATGCCATCCGACAAGGCTATTTCGCCACATACGACGGCTATCCCTGGCGCCACACCTTCTACGGAGCCTGGATATGGAAACATCCGGGACGGGTAAAGGTGGTCAACATCTTCAAGGGCATAGTCGGACGCCCGCCCATGTGGGAAGACCTCACCGACGACAACCTACGCGACTTCCGCGAGGAGATAGCGTCATCATACGCGCCAAACTCAGCGAAGACCATCTTCGCCGAAGTCAACGCCATCATACGAGAAAACTCCTCCAAGCCCGTCCCGTCGCTCAATTTCGGGACAGTCCTGCGCACCAAGAAAGTCCCGTCGCAGTCCGTAGCGCTCACCGACGACGAGATACGGCGCATCCACGAGTTCACGCCACGCACCCGTGCAGCCAAGCACGCCAAGCGCATCTTCATGCTCGAATGCCTGTGCGGAGCACGCCTCTCAGACTGCCTCGCACTCTCGACAGACAACCTCAGCGAAGACGGACGCGTCATCTCGTACGTCTCGCAGAAGACCAAGACCGTCGTCAAGGTCCCCATCCATCCGTGGCTGCGCATCTATCTGCAACGGACCTCCCCCACCGAGCCGAGAGAAATCTCCGTCAGATGCTACAACGACAACATACGCGACATCTGCCGGGCATGCGGAATAGACACCATCACCAAGGTCTTCCGCGCAGGACGCACGCAGAGAGGACACAAGTGGGAGTTCGTCTCCTCACACACCGGTCGCCGCTCCTTCGCCACCAACCTCGCGCTCAAAGGCATCCCCATCGAACAGATAGCCCTCTGCATGGGACACATGTCAGGCAACGTCCCCAACATCTCCATGACGCAGCGTTACATCGTCGGAGAAATCGGACTCTCACCCGAGACATTCGCAGCCTTCCAGATACCCGGAGCAGAACGCGCCGAACGCGAAATGAACGCCCTCCATGCGGTCGGAAAAGACTATCCCGAAGACCAGTAAAAACACCTCCGAAAACATGCGAAAAATGCGATCGCATAAATCGCATAATCCGACGTATTTTACGACGTATTTTCATCATCGTAACTCGTTGATTATCAGTATGTCCGATTATGCCTATGCGATCGCATGCGATTGCACTATATATATATAGATATTATATATATCTATTAGTATATATTCATATACATTCATATATCCTAATAGCTATACATAACATCTATATACTCACACTCTCGCACGCGAGAGCTGTGAAGCGTGTGTGTCATTTTTTATTTTTTTTAAACAGCAAAACAGATATGGACAACGAAGAACACCTACAGGACCTCAAGGCCAGAGCTGAGGAGCTGCACAGCCAGCTTCCGCAGGAAGCCAAGCAGATGGCAGCACTGCGCAGCAAGTATGACAAGCTCGCATGGGGAGCACTCTATGCAGCAGCAGCCGGCGACATCACATCCTACGACGACCTCCTTCATGAGTTCGTCAGCATCGGACTCAGTTTCGACGACGAAGCCTTACAGCTGACCCCTCAGCCGCAGCTCCCGCCACCCGACCTCGAAATCCTTGATTTTGAAACAAGAAAGGCAGAAGCCGCAGGCAAGCCACTCAAGCAGTTCGCCTACGATTTCTGCCAAATCTACGTCAGTATCGAGCTTGACAACCCTCAGCTCCCCTCCACGTAAGCCACAATCCGAGCCACCGCATCATCTATGCGCTTAGTGTCATAGGCGATGTAGTGGCTCGTCACATCAGCCCACGAATGACCGAGACAAAGAGCTATCGTCTCACGCGGAATCTCAAGCTCAGCGGCGATGCTCGCAAACGTATACCGAGCCGTGTACGTCGTCAGACCCTCCACAATCGGACACCAGACCTTCTTGCGCAACCCACCCGACTTGTCCGGGGCAAGCTCCAGGCTGCCGATTTTCTTCAGAGCAGCATTCCAGTGACAATAAAAGCCCCTGTAGTCGGAATAGTTGTCAAGAGGGCATAGAAGCCATTTCCTGCCCCTCCAGCGGCTTATAATCACCTCAGCGGGCTTCGGTACTGGAATGTCAAACAAATGCCCTGTCTTCGCCCGTTTGTAGCGAATACGCCCGTTTTTCATATCCGACGCCTTTAATCGCAGCAAGTCCGCAGGATTGATGCCGCACAGATAGAACGACAACATGAACAAGTCCCGGTAAATCCGACGCCAGTCATCAAGAGGAAAGTCACGCACCGCCCTCAGCTGCTCCAGCGAGATATTGTTGATTGCCACCTTCTCCGACTTTATCTTGTAGCGTCTGAACGGATAGCACGATGTCCATTCGTTGTCTATCGCCCAGTTAAACACCGCACGTATATTCCTCAGGTTGATGGCAGCATAGTTCACGCTTGCATTCTCGCCAATAGACCGCACGAAGCCGTCAAGCCACGAGCCGTTCACAGAACCGAACGTCGCCTCAGGCGCATAGCCTTCAATCAACGCCGCCGTCCTGAGATATATTTTCCTTGTACTCCCACTCTTCAGTTCGGCAAACTCACGCACAAAACTTGCAAGCGACCTCTTTTCCCTCGGGTCCTTGCCCGTAACGATGCAGCGCAAATCCTCCTTCATCCGCTCATAATCCGAATCCACGTGCTCAAGGACATACCTATCCACCTCGTCCATGATACACATAAGCCTCCTTGTCTTGGCTTTCAGATTAGGCTCCTCTGCCGAGAACACCATGCCGTTCATTGCGTACTTCACCGCTATGCCAGTTGAAGCAGCAAACTCCCTACCCTCGTGACGGAACACCACCGATACGGGAATCATCCCGCTCTCGTTCCTTTTACTCTCCTTAGTACTGATAAAATACCTCATAACAATCGGTTTTTGATTAAAAGTCCACTAAAAAAGTCCACCAATAAGTCCACCAAAACCCCTCAAAACCGCCTAAAAACACCATTTCAAACCGCCTAAAACGAAAATAAGACGATCCCACAGGAATCGTCTTAATTGCGTAACTCACTGATTATCAGGCGGAGAGAACAGGATTCGAACCTGCGAGACGCTTTTGGCGCCTACACGCTTTCC